CCATCATCCACAGCCTGTTTTCGCTATGGTCCGGCGTCTTATCGACGAAATACGTCTGCTCGCGTGCGATCCAGGTGTTAGCTTCCACATCGGAAAAGTGGATGCCGCGCCGGCGAAGCGCTGACACAAAATCCTTTGTGTGCAGGAACTGGTAGCCTTTGGAGTTGCGCAATACCGACTCGCGGAACGCCGCGGCGATGTCTGACTGATGGTGCATGATCTGCCCTCCGATAAATACTGTTTTTATGTACAGTAGTTTTATCCTGCAGGCAGATCAATAGTGGTTACACCTATCGATACGTCATACTGCGGTAAATGGCATCCTTTATCAGGTAACCTCCAGTTGCCGGGTCTGGGTGGATACCGTCAGAAGCAAACCAGGGGTGTATCGAACCATAGGCATAATCTGCAGGGTTTTCGCCGAAGATATATTGCAGGTTTATAAACGCGCAATTCAGATCTGAGGCTACAGTCCTGGCCCTGGCTGCCATTGATGCCATCGTTACCGGGTTGTCAGTCCGCTCATTCTCGCATGGCATGACAAACAGGATATCAGCGCCGGGCAACGTCGCCCGGATACGAGCAATAAAAGCGCGCAGGTTAGCTTCAAATGCAGTAGCGCCACCAGTGATCCGCTGGTCGTTTGTACCAGTAAGGATGATAACGGTGTCCAACGCCATCTCGGCGAGAGCCTTTCCGAAATCAGTGGCGTCCATTGACAGCCATGAAGCAAGACTTGAACCAGATGCGCCAAGCTTATGAACGCGCACACCAGAGCCAGTGCCAATCGGCTTTATCCCACATAACGATACCGTGCCAGATACAACCTCAACGTTAATCACATTAGAGGCATTTACAGTAGCCGGTGGGTTAATATCAACAAACAGCAGTCCGCTACCTTGCACGTTGAGCGTCGTCCATGCCCCTCCATCCCAGTTATATCGAATAACACCGTCACTTGTACCCACAAAGCCCAGCCTGCAGGTTGACCACCCGCCGTCAGAGGTGCCTGGTACAGTGGCCTTCAGTGCATCCCCTGGTGTGGATGACGTAACCACGGCAGTATCAGGACTGGAGTTAGTTGGGTTTTTAGTGCCGCTATAGCTAAATAACCAGTTACCCGTCCATGTGAACAATGTTTTCAATACGTCTGAACTGCTCGGAGAAAACACGTTACCGTTAATTATGTTCTCCGATGTGGCGTGCCTGCCAAACGACGTCCACCCAACTCCTGGCCCAGCACCATACTTTGCTCTCAACGCCTTCGCTAATGGCTGTGAAAACCGATTTGGCTGAGTTGGCCAGGAATCACCAAAGATTCCGATGGTCAGGATAGCTGATGCCCCGGATTCAAGCTGAGCAAGCTTCATCCTGGTCACCCTAAGCTGATACTCTCGCTCAATATATTCAGGCACTGAATTTACATTGAAGCTTGAGGTATCAATCAGTGCCGGGTCAAGATATAAACTGTACGCCTGGTACGGCGTTGACTCGCTACCTTTTTCGAACTGAGTAGTATCAAGAACAGTGTTTGCGACGGTCATCCTGACATAAGCAGCCCCAGCAGGAGCAAGTAGAGTCCTCGGCGTGGTTGGGGTGCCAAGGGCTAATACGCCAGAAATGTAAACCTTATTTGCATCGTAAAAAGCGGTCTGATGCGAGTAACTCTGAGTGTAATTCTGTCCTGCGATAACAGGCATATAATCTGATGCCGAGTACGATGCGTTTGCAATCAAATTACCCGTTGAGTTATTAACATAATAACCGGTCGTAACAGCACTTTTATCAAACAGGTTTTTACCAGGAACAAAAAATGCCGCTTTATCAACCGTTACTGCCTGCTTCTGAATAGATGCTGTTGTGACAGAATCTGTGCTCAATGGGATTGAGTAAGGAGATGCCGGTCTCCCTGGCACAAATTTATTGGTAACCGAATTTGCTGCAATGACAAAAGAACCAGCCAGCTCAACAAGGCCGGCGCTGGCAGTATTCTCCACCCGTAAATCAAGTCTTACCGCAGTAGATGGCACGGTGAAAGTATTCACCATCATGTTTATGCCGGATGAAGTGGCATATTGAAGAGTTTGTGTGCCTATTGCCGTCCCGCTTGAATTCCTGAAAACATAGGCAATCCGACCACCGGCATTTGCATACCATGTGATGGTTTTTACATTGATCACATCACCAACGTTGATGCCACAATCAGCGAGCCATACGCTCCTTGCCGCAATTGCTCCAGAATCCGGGCCAGCAATGATGGCCGGGAATCCAGTTTTTGAGTTAGTTGATGCCGCCGCTGTCAAAGTCCCAAGCAGGATATGCGTTTTCCCGCCAAGAGTGGGGTTCGACAGCAACTGTTCGCACAATGGGTCGAATAATACGTTTGGCGCACTATAGATTGCATTGCTTAAAGAATCAGCATATGCCTTGGACGGGACAGAACGCCCAGTTGGAGTTACCGTTCCGGAGTTATTTATATACTCATCTGAAATAGTGTTATCCGCTGAGCTTACGACCAGGCATTTTGCTCCAACTGCAATATTGCCGGCGTCTGCATCAGCCTGCGCAGCCGCCGGCGTCGGAAACTCGCGGATTGTCCCTGTTATGGCTGCCGTGCCTGGCTGAGAAGCCTGCAGCACGGCCACCCCATCCTGGTTCTCGTAAGTTTTGAAAGCCGCTGTGGCTCCCGGGCCTTCCGCTACGCGGAATGACTGACCGTTTGTAGTGGCAGCGAGGCCTGCAATTGTACCGTCCGGATCGCTCGGCGTTTTATAGAATGTGAACTTGTTCAGTGCATATTCAGAGGCATTAGATGCTGCTGTTACAGCCTCATCTCTTGCAACTCCCGCCTCTGTTGCATATTGCAGTGAATTTTCTTCTGATGTAGCCGCGCTCTGCTTGGATAAAAGAGCTGATCCAGCTGCATCCTGGGCTTGCTGGGCGGCAGCACTAGTATCCTGATATCCTTGCTCAGCCTCCAGCATGTATTGTTTGGCTTCTGCGGCACTAACGGCGGCATCTGCTGCTAATTGAGCAGTTTTTTGCGTTTCGGTGATTGTCATTTTTTATTCTCATGAATATTCATAAATTATCACGATGCCTTCTTTCCCCCGGGCGCCATTCACTGCCGGAGAGGATGGTCCTTGTGAAGAACCAGATGCGCCTGAACCATATGCCTGCCCCTCAATAGCCGGGTCTCCAAATGATGGCACCCATCCCCCACCCCCAAAAACGCTACTTGCCCCAGGTGATCCGAGGAATGACTGGGTTGCGTTAGCGTATGCAGGTGTAGATGGGGCTCCTGGAGAGCCTATGATATTGGCACCGGAAGGAGCGCTTGATGCGACATTACCCTGAGGTAGAAAAGGTGGATTTGCTGGTCCGGCAGACGGCCCTCTTGTTCCGCCAGGCGCAACCATTAGCGATCCAAATGAGCTTGAACCACCAACAGAGCCAACCGGAGATGCTGCGGTGCCTCCCTGCCCGCCAGCGCCAACAACGATGCTAATGCTGGTGAAATTTATTGAAAATCTACCCTTAGCATATGAACCGGCCCCACCACCTGAAACTATTGACACCTGCCCCGCTCCAGTGGCTGGGGCAGCATCGCTCCCACCACCACCGCCAACCATTTCAACAACAACCGACTTAGCACCAGGGGTTGGCGTATAAGTGCCGGATGATAAAAATGTCTGCACGTTCAGGAGTCGTCCTGATGAATAATTAATCCATCCAATACCGCCAGCATCAGGATTTGTCGTGTTATTTTCGATAGTGCTTTGCCAGAATCCATCCCTGGCTGAATTGATAAGAATCGCGCCTTTTGGGTATCCACCGATAGCTGCCGAAAATGCAGAGTCGAATGTATAGAAACCTCCTGCTTGCTCCCATTGAAGGCGAGTATAGGCATCATTAAAAATCCCATTAAAATCCTGCCCCTTTGGCGGCTTACCGCCAGCAGATAGAGCGATGCGGGTAAGCGGAGGAAATCCTGAGTCCATCGCGGCAAGGCCATCAGCCAACGTTTCAGGGGTGGAATTTACCGGGATCGTGTTTTTGTCACCACTCGCAGAAAAAACAACCGTCAGACGTGACGGCATGGCTGAATTGTTCAATTCAGACCTCCTGAACGATGTTTACTTTTACCCCAGGCGGGGAAGGAAGTGCTCCGGAGCTTTGCACTATGGCCAGCTCCGAATCGGAAAGCTGGAACTCGAATACGTAGCTCATGACATGGTTGCCATCATCACGCACGTAAGCTCGCCCACTGGCTCCGAACATGTACACCAGCATGCGATTCATGACCGGCACGGTGCAGTCGCTGATGTTCGCCATCGCTTTGCACATGATCAGCTTGCGGTATGCATCATTGGTCAGGACCACAGTGTTCGTGTCCTGCACGCCGGTATAGAAAGGAGCCTGGTTAAAGGGTTGCGGGTCGGTGAGTTCTGCCGGGGTACTGGTCGCTTCGCCAAACCCCAGAAACTGCTGGGATGGCGTCACAGTCAGCAAGCGCTCTACATCAACGATTTTACCCCAGCACATCAGCCCGTAATCACCACAGGTCTCGATGTTGAATACGAGGTCATAGAACGTGTCTATCCAGTCCTCTGGCGCTACAGAAGCGTTAAAGGTGTCAATCAGTGACCGCAGGCTGGTTGAGTTCACGTACTGCGCGTAGATCGTCCAGTCGACATTATTCACTTACCGCCTCCGTTATGATGTTTGTCGCATCGAGAGTCGGCTCCTGATCTATCCCCATAGTCAGCGCACTAGACCAGGTGGTTCCGTCCAGAGAGACCTGGACAGAAAGAACGTTCATGTTCTGTGCATCAAGCGCCTGGATAGGTCCGATATACCGGCTGCCATAAATTCGCGCGCCGGCACGCGCCCGGGTACCGCCATCTGCTCCGGTGAAGGCATTCAGGACGACCGTTCTGATCTGCGCGTTGATATCTGATGGAAGGCCATCATTTTCCTCGTATTCCACCTTGATATGAACGCTCACCGCATCCAGCGTTTTCCACCTGTAGGTGTACTCCGGATAAGGGGCGTCATAATTTTCGGTATCCTGCACGGTCCCGGTGGTGTCACCGTTCATAACAGTGCCAGGGGGAAGTTTTTTATTGATGGCCGCTGCAATGTCTGCCACTGCCCCGCCATAAACCCCGATATAAATCGAGCTGGCAAGCAGCGTGTAATTCGTGGAACCTTTTTCGACAGAAGTGGGCTCTTTGTTGTCGATCACATAAACATCAAGTACCCCATCGACTTCCAGGACAGCAGCCCGCACAGCCGCTGCCGTGTTGAAGGCGTTACGTGCCACTGACTGGCGACGGCGATACTCAAATGCAGATCGCCCTTCAACATTCGAGCCCGGTACACCCGCGGTCTCGTTGGTGATACTCGACCAGCCACTTACCGCGACATAGATGTTTGTCAGGGTACCGATGGGACAAGCTATCGGCCCGGTAGTCAGGTTCTGGAACTCGATCTTTACCGTCCCGTCGGCGCCTATCGTTCCTGCAGCCAGTGACACGTACATATAACCGTTATCGTCGGTTGCATAGGACTGTGCCGGGATCACCGTCCCCGGTACGCCGGAGCATGTGGCCGTTACAACCGTACCCGCAGCAGCAATGCGATCGAGGAAGTAAATCCTGCCGATGCCATCCTGAAATCTGCCGGAGGAAAAGTCCGGGTTCATGTTGTTGACGATAGCCAGAAGCTGATCGTTCTTGTCGGCGATGATTGCAGTATCAGTGACAGCCAGTTGCCCCTGCGGCGTCTTGAGGTTCGTGCTCATCGCCGTCCCGAATGCAGAACCAATATCTGCTATACGCCCGGCAAGAATGTCTCCCTCATCTGGAACATCAAGGCCAGTGGTAGAAAAGGTCACGGCCGGTACCGCCGTAGAGATTGTCGTCATTTTTTCCTCACAGGGTGACGCTGGAATCCAGGCCGTTGGTATCCACGATCGCAATAACGCCGGTAGTGCGGCGCGTATCGCGGTTGTTAATCAGCGTCGGCTCAGCGCGCGCGATATAGCTCATCCGCAACGCTTCAACCTGAAGCGCGGCCGCCATGGCGCCGGTGCTGGCCTTAACGTTCAGCAGCTCTTTGTAATTAACGCCGGTGTCTTTTTCGTAAATGCACTCGCCGCGTATAGCCAGGCATGCCGTCGCTACGTCCTGAGCGCAGGCGTAGGGATTTTCAACCGTGGCGATATTACCCAGCTCATCAAGGACAAGATCCCAGGTGTCGGGATCGAGTTTGAGAGAGATTGTTTTCATGGATTTCGCCCATAAAAAAACCCCGCCGAAGCGAGGTCTATTGTTTAATTACTGTGGTTTATAAATAAGAGATTTTTATCTGAATATTTTACCTGACATGACCAGCGAGCCAAACTCAGGAATGTAATCACCAGGCTGATCCATGCACATTTTAATCATGCGCCCCTTAACTCCAAATGTAAGCGGCATCCCGAAAGGCTCTTTGTCTCCAGAGTGAAAGCTTATAAAGGATTGAGCCATTTCATCCGCATTTTTTGGGTAAAGTTTTGACAGCGCATCCCTTATTTCATTCCTGCCTGCGCTGTTATTTTGTGTTCCAGTATTTACCATTTGATAAGCCAGAAGGTGGGATGACATAATAATGTCGCACGCTGAAAAAACGTCAACAGTATTTTCCTTTATCCATCGCTCCCTCTCGGCGTTCCTCTTATTGAACAAATCATCATTATATTTATTATTTTCAATCATCGTTAAAGGGATTGAAGAGGTAACCTTGTAACTACCTAACTGCCTTTCATCGCCACTGTCGAAGTTTATGTTTTGTAGGCTTAAAGTAGCGTACCTTTCATTTTCTTTTTTTGATAGCTGGACAGAAAACCCGTTTTGGCAACGGTAGTTAACTGACGACATCCTGTCCGGTGCATCTCCGGAGGTATGCATTGAGTCCATTCTGCAGGTTAGGTGCTGGCTGCCCAAAAAGTCAAACTCTAAGATACCAAACCATATCGGCTCGTCATCATTTGCCGTGAGAATTCCATTAAAATAGCCATCAACCATTTTTAAATGTGATGTTATCTGCTTTGATATGGCTGGCGGAGATAAGGCAAAAAGGATAAATGCTGAAATGACTATTAATTTTTTCATCACGGCTCCAGGGGATCGGTTCGGCTTCCCCCTGATATTACCCCGCCATGGTCATGCCCATCAACGATAGAGCCATCGACAAGCTCAAGTTTGCCATCTGAGTGGACTTTCAAGCCATTGATGTTAACCACGCCAGGGCTTTTTATATTTATGCCACTTCCAGTAAATTCAGCAAATTCAGTAGGTTCCCCATTCATGCTGGCTATTGCGGTTATGTACATCGCATCGGAATACGAGTGGCGGCGCTGAGTTGGTGCGGGCCCCCCTGATCTGGTTTCCCTAACGTTCGTGGTGTCCTTGTCGCAGATCACAACCAGACCAATGTCTCCTGGCCTTGGCTCCATTTTTACCGCGCTGTTTCCCGCCTGAAGTCTGAGGTATGGGATCTGGTAAACGTCCTGATTGGCAATGGCCCGGCCTGAAACGTCTACATCATTAACCAGGGGGAGAACGGTCAACACATCGCCTTCAACCTCCCTAACCAGAACAATATCAACAAACGTCATTCCTTTCAGCGCTGAATGTAGCAGCGATAATATGGCGTTACCCTGCGATGACACACTCTCAGGGGTCTGGTTAGTTAGCATTTTCATCCCCTTTTACAAGATACCCAGGCGCGGCCACAACGAACGTTTCCCACAGGCCACCGGGAACTTTACAGGAAAGATAATGAGTAGTTCCTGCCTGAATAATCCACTCCCCGCTTGCGTGCGGCAGGTCAGTCTCAAGGATGATTTTGGTATTCAGTTTCAGAGATGGAGAGTAAATGCAGCGAAAGTTAATCCCCATGTCATAAAAAATCGGATACCCAATAAGCCCTGTTGATGGAGAAACATATGGAACGACAGAGTCAGAGGGTTTCTTCCCGGTGTAAATAGTGACGGTGCCAAAATCAATATTTACCGTTATTTTATGCGCAGCTGCTATTTCAATGATCTGCTTTATAGCATTGCCTTTGTATACCGGGTTGCGCTCGGTGCTTTTGACGTCGACATTGATGAATTTCAGGCCAACTTTAAAGGCAAGAGCGCGAATCATATCAGCCACATCCGCATCGCCGCGAATGGATGTGGGCTCACAGGGGATCAGGCGCTCCCTGCCGGCGGCCGCCGCGGTTATCTCAATCGGCGCATCCGGCATCTGGTTCAGGTTAATCCTGGCTGATGTTATTGACCCGGAAAAAACACGGGTGTCGCCAGCATAAACGACGATAGCATTTTGCTCGGCGGCGATTATTTTTTGCGCGTTGGTCGTCAGCTTGGCCATGTTCTCCAGCGACAGGCCCCACAGGCTTAGCTCCATCATTGTGCCTGTAGCGCCGCCAAAGGCAGATATAGCAGCTTCACACTTGAAGCCTTTAACCGTCAGCGTGTTACCAATGCCACCGTCAAACGTACCGTTGGCCAGCGTGAACGATACGGTAAGTTCTCTCTCCTTGTAACTCATCTGCCGACCTCACTGCTCGTCGCATAATACAGCTTGAATCTGGTGCCGATTTCGTCGTAATAAGGATCGGCTGTACCTTTTGAGTCAACGAAAACCAGATCGCCACTGAACCCCAGATATTTATACCGAACCAGGTAAACGCAGTTCAGGCAGAGAACACCCTGAAATATCGGCTTGTCATCGACATACAGATCGGCGTAAAACCCGGTTGAACGCTGATGTAACTTGATCGCGCAGTTCTGGCCGCCAAGCGTGACATAGACCTTTTGAGATAGTGACGGTGATAAGCTAATTTCCTGCATGTCACATCACCTTTTCCAGAAAGTCGGAGACGGTGCTTTTTATCTGCTTAGAAACTGCAGTAGAAGAGCTGTCCCACGCCTTAGAGACCGACTCGGCCGCCGAGTTAACGTTGGACACAATCGCAGCCCCGGTCGTCTGTAGAGAGTCTGATAAGGTTGTGTCTGCACTTGACCAGGCATTCTTAACATCGCTCAATGTCACCTCTTTCGTTGCCCCGGTGATCACCTGCGTTGATGCTGCGGCGCCATTGTTGGTTTTTGCGTTGTTGGTCGGCGGCCCTTCAATAACAGCATTTGAAAGCATGACTTCCCCGCCGTCCATGATCTCCTCGAAAGTGCAGTTCGCCATCAACAACGTCTGCCCGCGATACGAACCCACAAAGTAATCGAAGTGGGTAAGATCGTAGCTGTAATACACCGTGTCCGGTGTCTCGATGTTGTAGGTGCTGGCCGTGTTTTTCATCTCATCCAGTTTCTGAATGAAATTGTTCCGGCTCAGCAAAGAGAAATTGGTCAGGTTAGGAAGTGAACCAGAAAAAGCCGTCCACCCCTCAAGGGCAAAAATGATCCTCAGTTCAGACGGCTGTTTCACTTTGTTGTAGGACGTGTACCTGCCCTTTTCCACCGGACCCTTAGTCACCGCCGCATCACCGTAGCGATCAACGCTAACCCAGCCAGACGGAGAGAAAACCTCCTGACCGGCTGCAGCCGTCAAAAGCGACTCGTCAACGGTGTTATAGGTGATCCGGTAAGTTGGCGACAGGGCGCTGTTAAGGACGGATAACAGGCTTCCTCCCTGAATGGCGGATAGCACTGTCGAGACATTCAGAGAAAACGACATGAGTTATTGTCCTGAGTAGCCAGCCAAAAGCATGACACGGTTGTCGCCGTGCTTTTTGATGTCGCTGGTAAGCTGTTCCACGTTCTGGGCCTGGGTGGTGATTTTGGTGCCATAAAACTGATAAGTCGCACCGGACTGCCCGGGCATCGCGCGGTCTACGGCCATCCCGGCGCCGGGGCGCATTCCGGCCATGACTTTAGGGACGTAATTTCGAGTTTCCGACGGTAGGTTATCCATGCCTTTCTTCTGGACGTTTCCGAGCCCCCAGTTATAGGAGGCAAGAGCTTTTTCCAGATCGCCACCAGTAGCATCCAGCAGATAGCGCAAGTATCTTGCAGCGGCATCCGCTGACTTGTGGGGGTCATAAACGTCCATCCCCTTCAAACCCAAGTCTCTGGCAGTTCCATCCATAAACTGGAATGGGCCTTTCGCCCCTTTTGGGGATACTGCGAACGGGTCGCCACCTGATTCAGTAGCAGCTACCGAAGACAGCAGTCCGGCCGGAAGTCCATATTTACCTTCCAGCGCCCCGAATTCGCCAGCCATCGCCTGAAGAAATGCCTTTCCTTTGGCGCCAAGGCGAGCAGCCTGAGCGTTAAGCGGGACGTTGGGCTGATACCCCCCGATACTTGGCTCTAAAGAGGAGGCGCCAGCAGGGGTGACAATGGCATCGGCTATTTTAGAAAGCAGAGTCTTTGTCGTATCCCAGTAAGACTTCTCATCCTGGTCCTTCTTTCTGTCCGAAGGTGTTCCCCCCAGCCACTCGGGAAGATACTTGTTCAGGAGGTCATTATATTTTTTATACGTGCTGTTTTCGTAAATGCTTTGGGAGCTACTTGTCACCCCGGGCAGAGCATCATTACCGGTAGGCTTTCCGTCTTCTGTTCCGTACCACGCCTTTTTAAACTCATCGGCAGCCTTGGAGAAGTTGCCGTTATTGAGCTCGTTTAAAGCGTTACCCAGGTGGTTTAGCACTTTTCCGAGCATGGAAAAGTTATCTTTGAGGTTGCGCAGATCGCCTGATAGCGTCCAGCTACCAAGGTCAATACCAGTAATGTCGTTAATGTCCCGCTTCAGCTCTTTGAAGAATGAAGAGGATTTTGCGTTACCAGACGACCACTCTATGAGGAGACCATTCAGATCGCGAATGGTTGGTATCAAGCCCACGTAAATCTGGTTTTTTACCGTGTCGAGATTTTGGCCTAGCTCCGCCCATGCAGCTGTAAATTCCTTTGCGCCTTTGGTTGAGGCGTCTGTAATGCCGGAGCTTTTGGTCAGGCGATCAACGTCAGGCAGGAATTTCCCTTCCTGATTACGCTGCAAGGTTGCATCATCAAATCCAAGACTTAACCCGACCTGCCGGCGAAGGTTTGGATCGCTGATTTTCCGTAGCGCATCAAGGGATGTTTTGGCCAGAGAACTGGCGTCCTGTCCCCACACGTCAAAATTCTGGCCTGTCAGCGCATTTAATTGCGCCAGACCACCAAAAATAGAGCTACTGTAATCGCCGACCCTCGCGCCCTGTATAGCGCCCTGAAACCCCTGCAGAGAAGCGCTTATCTTCTCAGCCGAACTTCCTGCCGCCTCAGCTGACTTTGACCAACCGTCAAGCTCGCGGGCCGATAGTCCCAGCGCTTTCGACTGGATCGATAAATCCATCAGGCCGGAAGTGGTGCTTTTCACAAAGCTTATCAGGCCGCCTGCAGTGACGGTAACGCCAGTCAGTGCCAGCAATTCCGTCTTTATGCTGCTGAAGAACGAAGCGGCTTTCTTGCCCTGCTCCGCCATTTCCTTGGCGGTGTTTTTGGCGTCTTCGCGCTGCTTTTTCAGGTCGTCACTGACTTCCTGCTGGCCTTTGCGGAACTGAGAAGTATCAAGGCCCAGCGTCACCAGGAGGGCGTCAATTACCGTTGCTGCCATGATCACTCTCCGCTATGGCTCTGTTGGTGTTATCCACGGTCATTATTTCAATCAGCCACCACATATCCTGAACGCTGTATACCGTGTCCAGTTCGTGGAGTGTCGCCATTTTCCCGGAGATCACCGCGGCGATGGTGCGCGGTACATTCGCATACTGTATGAAGCCGCGATCTGAATCTTCCGGGACGGATAATGGGATTTCTAACTTGCGGTGGCTGCTACAAAAGCGATATGGAGTTTGAAGGCTTCGATTTTCAGGCGTGACCAGGTGCTAATTTCTTCGATCTGCCCTTCGTCAACAAGCGCTGTTTCGATACCGTTACCGCCGAGGAATTTCACGCAGCCAAGCAACTCATCAAGCAGAGGCTTTGACTGTGCGAACGGAACTTTAGCCAGTGAAGTGATACCCCACTGAGCGAGACCTGCCATGCCGCTGGACATCACGCTTTCGTACAGCTCGCGAGCTTCTGCGTTATCCTCGGCTGGGGCCGGCGCCACCGCAGCACGGATGGCCATCATCATATTGTCGGGAACGGTAACGCCGGCGCCAATCACGGCGCACGCCAGGCGGATCGCCCACTCTTCGGCCTTTCTTGCCGGCATTTCGGTGATTTTGAACTGCTTACCCTTGTCACGATTATCTGCTTCAACCGTGAATACGATGCTTTTACGAGCCATTTTTGTTTCCTGAATGAGTTATCTGGCAATAAAAAAGCCCACCGTGGCGGGCCATACAAAAACCACTAATTTGTGGTTTTCATGATTCGGTAAGCGCACCAGGAAAACCGGGCAATGCCAACTGGCCTTGCTTGTCCAGTTGCTCAATGCGTGAAAGTAGCTGGGGCTTCTTCTCTTTCCCCCACCGGCGCAGCAGGCGACCAGACATACTGGCAACATCCTTCTCTTTCAGGAACTCCAGCATGACGGCATTACGCTCTTCTTCAAACTGGCGCCGCCCAACCTGGAGCATCGCGTACATCCAGTTGAAGGCGTTGATGTAGGCGATCTTGATACGCATCGCCTCTTTTTTGGTGTAGGACATAACCAGAAGCATTAACCCATCTTTGCGGAGGCGATAGAATTTCTGCGGCTTTCCATTCTGCAACTCATTGTTTTTATAGCAAACCTCAAAATTGAGTTTTGTATCGAACTCTTCCGGGCATGCCTTAATAGTCTTTTCGATATCACGAATGACGTTGTCAGGACGTTTCCCAAATGCCTTCGCCACCATAAACGAGTCAGTTACCGGGTCGTTGTCAGCAACAAAAATGAGGTCACGGAAATCAAGTCCGTTAATAACTGTTGGGTATGACATTGCGGTATTTCCTTTAGAAAGATGAGCCTGTTCGCACAGAAATGCCGCCCCGAGAAGGTCCGCACCTATACGGCATTTCTCAGGCTCAGCTTTCTGAAAGACTCGGGAGTTAAATGCGCTGCGACGCGCAGGAGGTTTATTTCTGGTATAAAAAAGCCCGGACTTAGCCGGGCTGATTTTTTTTACGCTGAGTAGTCTGCCGGGGTGACAGTTTCCCACTGGATGAGTCCAGTTACCGGCTGAAGCACACGGCCGGCAGACGGCATACGGCGCGCGCGCTGCAGGATACCGTTGGTCATGATGTACTTTTTACCCAGCGATGGCAGGATCACCGTCCCATTGACACGCAGCACAGACCGCGTGGTCATCTGAGTGGTTTGCCAGTTGTCGATGTACTTAATCGACGGGGATGATGCCGCCAGATGGAATGTCCACGGCAGATCACCATAAATAAAACCACCCAGCAGTTTACCGTCAGCAGTACGCTGGTACTCTGCCGTGTCGGTATCACCCATTTCGAAGATGTTTTGCGCTTCGAACTGCTCCAGGTTAAACCCGGATGGGTAGAGTTCAGCGATTACCAGCTCAATGATGGCGTCTGCCGACGTAATATTTTGACCGGCCATTACTGCACCTCCACGCTGTTAACGGTGATACCCTGGATGATCCCGCCGTCGGTGTACCAGAAGTAAACCGTTGGCTTGGTACGCGCGGCGCGCATTGCCGGGGTGAACGGGCCGATATAGACGTAATACCCTTCAGCCAGAAGCGAATCCGTAACATCAACGCCAGCGATGGCGTTAATCTGGTCGATCTGCGACTGGTCAAGATCGGTTCCCGCCGTCATGCCACCCCATGCCCTGAATTGCTCAATGGTCGGCTTCATGCACGACTCAATACGAGCTTTCCCGGCTGCTGCGTAAGGCAGATTGCTCGCCTGCTGGAACAGCGCAACGAGAGCCGCCTGAAGCTGAGCATTTACCCATACCTGACCAGCCCATGCGTCAAGCCAGGCGTAATCACCGGTAATAGAGCCGGGCGCCCACTGGTTGGTTTCGACTGCATTCGAGGCATAGTTTCCGTAGAAGTTATAGCCGTTGGCCTTAGCCGCCTCGTAATCAGTATCGTTGCTGATCATCGGCAGCAGGCCGGACACCTGACGACCATTCAGAGAACAGCGCCCATTGGCCTGCGTGAAGTTCAGCGCAGCCACAAACCCCATAGCGTTTGCTGCGTGGTTCGGATAACCATACACCGGGCAGATGTCGTTATAGGCGTAGGTGTTGATGATGTCGTACACCAGTGCATTCGAGCTGCCCGCCACGATTGCCGTTCCTGATGCGTCCCATGGGACATAGGCAAAGCGATGGTTCTGGCTGTTTGTCCAGAGCGCAAACGCATTAGCCTGGTCTTTGGTGACAGCGAACGTCGTGGAGAATGTTACCCAGTCCTGCTCTTTGGCAAGAATGGCAGTAAAGATATCGTCAACCACCGCCGGCGCCGCCCCCTGAGAGATCACCGCGCCGGTCGCTTCGGTCAGTTTAAGGCCTGTGGCCAGCGTACCTTCATCGGCAAAGGTAATGGTGCTATCCACGCCCGTGGTGGCAGAAGTGATGATAAATTTCTTCAGCACGCTATCCCAGGTCACTACAACCGAGGAGCCAATGCCGGTTTCAATCAGCTCTGCCGCGTTATCAAAACTGGTGGCGCCGCTGAGGTTGATAGCCGCAGAAGTCTCCTCCGTACCATCAACGGTCAGAGTCAGCGTACCCGAAAGCAACTTGAGCTGTGCCAGCGTGGTCGCGGCGTGCGATCCGGAACGAAGGAATGCCGCCACTGCTGCGGTATTGAATCGGCTAAAATACAGCTTGCCAGGCATCTGCGTTTTACCGGTGAATGCGGCGAAATACAGCACGGCGGCGGTGTACTCAATCGACGCGCTGCCGAAGTACGCCTTTACCTCATCCGCACTGGAAAATGAGGGTACTGCACCAACCGGCGCGTATGCGCTGTCGGTCAGGAACAGGCCATTGAGATCAATAGCTGTCCCTGTCGCCTTCAGTACGCCGGGAAGCATCTGGGCGATTTTTGATAGCGAAATTGCCATTTATTATTTCTCCGGAGGAAATCTCACGTCGACCGGCTGCGATATTACATCTGCGCCTGTCATAAACTGCTGAGGAACGCTGACGACAATCAGCGGGTTTGCGTGGAATTCAAGCGTCCAGCGGGATTCCCACTGTTTCTCGCCGTTGATCATCGAGGTTTGCCGCGGGGGGCCGGAATAAAGCGGTACCAGGACATTTGCGTTTTCCCTGAACCAGGTGCATGCGAATTCGGAGCGGGCAACACGCGAAAAGATGGTGGCATTGTTTTGCGCCTGATCTCCGTAGAAATCGAGCTGACATTGCCATTCATCAACGCGGCGAAGTTCTGCCCGCCCGTAATCGCTAACGCCGTCATACTCGTAATTGACAGCACTGGTTGATAGGTCCGTCAGAAAAAGCGGCGTCATAGTAATGAATCCGCCTTTCGGCATGGGTGTCTGATTTTGCTGAGTCTGCGTGATCTCTGCATCCGGGAAGAGGACGGAAAGGAAATCGCCAGTCGCCTTAAACAGATCGCTTTCAGTGACCTGCAGGCCTACGTCAATTGTTGACATGCGATAACCCTCGTCCAGTCCGGCCAGATTTCAGGCACATCCACAACCAGCCATGTTTCATCGCCGATAACGAACTTATCGCCGCCCTGCTGCCGATCCCTGTTAATCCCGCACCAGTTGCCATCCGTCCAGATACTGACCAGCACACCCTGGATATTCATGTTATCCATGTGCCTGATATCAGCCTGACTCAGCGCCTGCTTTTGCACCATCATCGTTACCGGCGGCGCGAAGCCAGGAGAAGTCGAGTAATCCGGGTTTTTGATTGGTCCGATCGAGCGGTAAATCTGCGCCTCGACGCGAGGATTAACCGCGCTAATGGCGCTTCGCACTATGGAATGAAGATTCACTCTTTCACCTCGTAGTCGACCGAGTTCAGCATGTGGGCCGAGTCGATTAATGGGTCATTAAACCCTTTTTTGTCGACCGTGCTTTTTGCGTTCGGCGGCTCAGAAAAGGCGATGATTGACGACTGAATCTGCCCCTTGATCCGCTCTCCCATCAGCGCCAGGCTTTTGCGGGCGTCAAAATCGTTTGCCTTCATGAGTTTCCCAAGCTCTCCGCCCCACTCCGGACCATGTTCAGAAATGGTCTTCCTGAAGTACGGCCTGGATGGGATCGTAACGATATGCTCGGGTATCATTACTGACTGCGCGAAATTGGCCTTTGATGGCTTAGCGAAGCGAGAAACGCCGTCACGGCGAACGTAAAAGTTCAAATCCCTGGTATGCGCCGGGATTTTTACAGTGCCGCCAAATTCGTTGGTGGCTGCCACAAGTGCTACCGGCGTCCCGTCGGGGTATTTGGACCCTTCAAGGAAACCAACCTTCAAATCATCGCCAGAGGACAGCCCCTTTGCGATCGACTGCAGGTGCTCCATCAGCTTATCTCCGCCTGACATTCCATCCATAGCTACCTCCTGATGAAAGAGCGGCGGTTATAATGGCCAGGGTACATCGAAGGAGAGGACCCAGGGACATATCGCACAGTGCGATAAGGGGCTGTAGCTTGCCAGTAAGCAGCGCCGTATGGCGTCTGGAGATACCACCACGATGACGCACTGGAAGGACCCGCATCAGTCGAAACCGATACAGACCCCTCTGATGCGCTTGCCACCCGACCTACCAGACCAGACGCCTTCTCGCCGTTTACGCCTGAATTCAAAGCCGCGATGTGAGCAACCAGCATATTCAAGAAGACGGCGCGGACAGCAACATCCGCAACCAGGCTGCGGTCCGTGTTATCAAGGTAAATCGTTGCCTCCGTGAAGTACGCATTAAGCAGCGTTCCACTTACGGCATCGAACTCCGGATAACGCTCACGAAATGCGGCAACATCAAAGACAACGATCGCCATTATTTTTTGTCCGCCTTCTCAACGCCCGGGGCCGGGTTGTTCTGATCCAGACCTTCCAGACCAGTTTTCTCCGAAGCGTTTTCATTCGCTTTCGCCTGGGCGCTGCTGGTTTTCGCCTGGGCAAACACTAGCTCTTTGCGAACGTATGGCTGATCAGCATGTACTGCCATCCATGCTTCAAACGCTTCCTTGTCCACGTTTTCGGTCAGGCCGTAGCCGCCGAAAACGAGAGAGGAGTTGGAGCCGTTAAGCTCCACTTTGTACCCGCCCTGCTCCAGGATCAGGCCGTTCGGCAGTTTGCATCCTACAGTTACTGTTTCGGCCATGTTACACCCCGATCATGCTGGCAATGCCCAGCGGTTGACGAATGATTGCACCCCAGGTGCCACCGGATTTTTTCTGCCGCCAGGAAGACTCTTCCACCACGACAGCATGCGCGCGCATCTTCTCGGTGAATGCTGCGTAAGCGGTGTCCTGCTCACCCAGACGCTCAACAATCAGTTGCACCAGCTCGCCTGAGGCGGTGCTGTATTCAACAGCGGTTTCGATACGCATGTTCGGGAAGTTTTTCTTCAGCTGATCGGTGACGTTCACGTTGTACTGGTTCGTCTTGGTCAGGTTGACTTCCATTTCCGGCGACATGCCGAGTACCATGCGATCGGTGCGCTCTACGAGGCCTTTGGTCTGAGAGACCAGCTGCTTATAGAGGCGACCGGAAATGTCGTCATATACAGCCTGCCCGTCTTTCGTTGCCCAGGTAACGCCACCGCCGGAACCAGTCGCCGCCGGAGTAACCGAAGCGCTCAGAGACGGATCGTTGAGCAGACCGTAGTTTTCCAGTCCGGCGATGCCGTAGAAGTAGGACTTGTTCTGGAACTTGTTCAGCACAAGCGCAGAGGCCACGTTGAGCTCGGCGGCATAGCCGATACGCCCGGCGCCGTACATGTCCAGCTCGCGCTCACCCCAGCGGGTGTGAGTCTGATAATGGAACGACTGGCGCGGTACCCAGTTAACGTTGGCGGACGTCATGCCGTTGTTGTTGAAGTCGCCGTAAGCGCTGGTTTCACCAGTCGACTCGACGATCGGGAACTGCGAGGTCAGCGTCGTCCAGTCGCCTTTTTTCACTTCACCGATAATCTCTGCGGCCTTCATCGGCGTTACGAGAACGCGGATAAGTTCCGGATCGACGTAGTTCGTGAAGTAGGCCGGGATACCGGCGTTATTCGCAGTAACCATTTGCGGCTGGGCATCCATCGCCAGTGCGAAATTCTCCGCAAACTCCGGCTTCAGGTAGTCCTTTGCGCCGGGCAGCACAATGCCATATTTCCCGCTAGCTGCGGCGTAGTGTCGCTGAAATTCGTTCATTACTTGCTCCAGGTGCTGATTTTGACCAGCTCGCCAGCGTCACAATCGCTTGCGGCATAGAATGCGGTCTCGATAAAACCGGCCACGGTCGCGCCGGCTGCGGCGACTTGCACCTCACCGGTGGTCAGGGATGCAAAAACCTTCTGCCCGCGGGTGGCAGCGGTTGACGTTTTGGCCCAGAAGTCACCGGCAACCATCAGGGTGATTTCGCGTCCGGGCTGGATAAGCATGGATGCCTGGCCCAGCCAGATGGTGATCGAGGTCTGACCGTCACGATGGACAAAGCCAGACGGAACACCGCTACCGGCATTGGAAGCCACACCGTCAACGACCCAGGCGAAGCGGCCGACAGTCAGGCCGTCCTCGCCAGCAACCAGAGCTCCCTCGCCGGCCTGATAGGTCGCGTGAGGGTTGGTGCCAGCAAAGGCCCCTTCGACGCCGGGGGCCGGATACTGGTTAATTCGTGTCTGAAAACCTGCCATGTTAACCTCGTTTCAGTTTGCCAGCGGTCGGGAATGCTTTTTCGAACTCACTGACGGAAGCGGAATCCTGCGCAATGACAGGGCGTGAATTTTCTTTCTGGCTGATCGCCATTTTGACCATCGCCGGATAAGCGGACGGGTGAACGCCGGCGATATCCACACCGCTTTGCTCAAGCGCGGTGCGATAGACATCTTCGGCTGAGTCCATGGCAACGACGTCACCGATCAGCGGGCGAACAACCTGCTCGGCTTCACGGATTTTCCGGAAGTTTTCCGCAGCCTTTTTAGTTGCGCTATCGGCTGCCAGGCGGATCGCAGAGTCCATCGCCGTTTTGGAGACTTTGTCGTCTTCTTCATCGTCTTCATCTTCGGCGGTTTTCTTCTTGTCCTTATCTTCGTCGTCGTCCTCATCGTCCGCCGTTTTTTTCTTATCCTTCTCGTCGTCGTCTTCGTCGTCGGCGGGTTTGTTTTCTTTTTCGTCTTCCTTTTCGGCTTCATCAAGAGCCAGAAGAGCTTTGCGGACTTCTGCCTCCAGATCAGCATCCTGCGCCAGAAGTGGCTTAAGGGTGGCGCGGATCGCCTCTGCCTTATGTTTACGCATGTGGTTAAGCTCCGGTGGTAATGAATCTGCGACCAGTACATCTGGCCCTGCGCGGCCGTCAGGGACCAGCGCTTCGTGGTTTCCGAAAATGTCACGCATAACGCCGTCATAAGGCTCGCCGTCAGGAGTGACACCCGGGGTCATGTCTGCGACGTACTTGTACGATGCAGATAGCTCTCGCTGCTCTCCGCTCTCAATTCCAGCAATCGCGCTGTTATCCCAGATCGACATACCAACCGTGAGATACGTGCCGTCAAACTCCGCATTGGAGTGCGTCACGCCAACACGAAATTCATTGGGCGGGTCGGTGGGAAAATCGGGGATGTGCTTGCTGAGCACGGGGATGTTATTGAAGGTTTTGGCTGCTTTCCGGAGCTCGTCCGGGTGGCGCCAAAGCCGGTAAAGTTTGTTGGGTTCGAGCCCAAGCTCTTCGCTTCTTGGTATCTCTCTTCCGTAGTAGGCGTTGACGTTTGCCTTGCTGATATTCGTTCGTGAAATCTGAAGGCGGCCATTTGCGTCGATGGTGCGCACAGAGGCGCGATCGAAAGCTAAGCACTCTGTAGGCTTCATTGATCAATCCTGTTTTGAAAGCCCTGGAATGACAGCCTCCCAGGTGCAACGACAATTTGGTAACTCGCCTGGCATGATGTACTCGCCATCAATGAGCATCCCCTCCGAGAGGTCGAACAGCTTGCCATTGGCTTTTACATGGGACTGGCGAGGCTTTTTCCCTGCATGGGAGTGCTTCCATATTCCCTGGGTAATGCCGAGCGCTTGCTGTCGCGCAGACTGAACGACTGAGGTGGCCTTGTTGTTCTGATCTCGGGCAATGAACGCCGCACGGCGCCGGGTAATCCCGTATCGCTTCTGGAGTTCATCGGTGAGATAGGACAGGTCGCGCCCACGCGCTACCGACCGCATAACCAGCCCTTCCACCTCGGTGAAATACTTCTCGGGGATGGATCGGATAAGGCCGACATTCTCGGCGATGGTTGCCTGAAGAGCGTTATTCATCTGCGAGGTCATCTTAAACTCGACAGTAAACCCCGCATCTTTGAAGGCTGTGGCCAGTGAAGTATCCGCGTTTTTCATGGCGTCGTTAGCGAACCTGTCGGCAAGCTTTTGCGCCATGTCATCAAACCGCCGCGTCCAGCGCTTAGCCAGTTTCTGCATGGCATTCCGCATCATCACTGCAGGCGATGCATCCATGGCGAAAGCCGCGCCGCTGGCCCGATAGTTTGCCGACAGCCAGTAGACAACAGACGCCTGCATTTCCTGCACCTGCTTATCAAGCTGTCGGCGGTACCATGCTTCAACGCCAGCGTTAGGATGAACCGCCCTTATCGTCAGGGTCTGCTTCTTCCTCTTCGTCGTAGTCGTCTTCGATTTCGAGGTCATCATTCAGGTCCAGAGAGTGATAGGGCGAATCCGGGTCACCGGCAATTTTTTCGCGGACTTCGTTGCCAGAGAGCACGCTGGCGGCCACATAGACAGCGTCAGTGTCCGCGTCTACTTTGCGAATTTCCGCCCGCTCTTTAGCACTCATTTCGTACAGCGGCTCAAAGTCGAAGGTTATGCCATCGTCAATGTCGCCGAACTCAGAGAGCTGAATAATGTCCATCACACGCTTCAGGTTGTCTTTAAAAACAGACTGCTGCAGGGCGTGAATGTAGTCGTAGAAAACGCGGATTTCGCCGTCAGACGTTGCGTTAAGGCCATTTGGAGTAATGCCCAGCAGTTTGACGAGCGGGATGCTCGAAACCGCAGACATGTGCTCCTGCGACTGTGCCTGCAGGGCATCCAGACCGTTAAGCGGGGCGTTAACGAACTCAACCGTTTCTGGCTGGGTAGGGTTGTTGTCTTTAGCGAATGCGCCACGGTTATCGCGGCATCGGTTGAAGACATCAAGCCTTGCCAGAAGACTATCTGCCCCACCGCCCTGCAGAATCGTGCTCATATTTGTTCCGATTACCGGAACAGAGAACGAGTGAATCATGTCGCTGACGCTGTCGCGGGTGCGAAGCCAGTTATTGACGTATGGCTCAGCAATCTGCGAGAGAGACAGGCCGCGGAAGTTATACGATGCTTTCAGCAGATCCGGCACCTGCCGCGAGACGAAATCAATCATCCGGCTTGCATGTACGGTCCGACCCATGACAAACCACTGCGTCGGCTTGTAGAAATCCGGGCTCAGCGGGTTGTCGGAGTTATAAATCCCCGGATAGGTCCAGATAGGCTCGATGACCCTGAACCCCTGCAGGCTGCCTTTCGTGATTTTCTTGTCGCTCATGAAGAGCTTCGATTGCAGCTCGTTGTCGTCCATCCATGCGGAGATTCCCCGCGGCGAACGAACGTCGATGTAAATCTGGCCGCCGCCAAAGTAGCCGTCGTGTTCTGCGGCTTCTTTAAAGCGCTCGCGCACCTTAAACCGCTTCATGGCCTCTTCAAGTTTTCTTACCCGATCCGCCTTGTCTTCATCGCCGACAGTTTTGAGCTTTATCCATTTGCGGGTCATTTCTTCCGCGATGGTGCCAACCATCTTGCGATATTCAGGCTTCTGCGCCAGCGTGGCCAGATACGGGTATCCGGGAAAGCTATCAAAGTCGCCGTAGCCGTAACCGCCATACGCAGCATTGAGAGCATCGTAAGGCGTAGAGTCCATTGCCAGAATGGCGCTTTTGATAGCCTCGGGGATCACCCCTTTCGGCGGTTCGTAGCGCTGAAACTCTCTTTTCGGTGATGCGCGGACTTCGGCCACGGACTCGGGCCTGATCCCGACCTTCGGTGCTTCCGGTTCTTTTGCCGGCTCAGGCGCGGCGACTTCTTTCTTTTTAAACCACCACACTTAAATTCTCCTGAGTTGATTCGGGTCGATAACCATCGGCTGCGGGCCGGAAATCAGGTTGTCGTCGATTGCGTCCATCCAGGTATCGAGGATGTCGTCGTTGTCGTGACTGTCATCAGCGGAGAAAGCAGCGCATTCCGTCATCGCCGTCAGCACCCACTCCGTTGAGCCTGCGATCGTGCCGTCCTCGTAGAAGATGCTGGAAAGCTTCTGTCCGTCGTCGGTGTGCGTGGCGGGGACAAACACTTTCCCGGTTTTGATTTGGGGGATGACGTTAAGGCAGCGAACAAGCTTGTTCTGCCCGGTGCCGCGCGGGATTTCCCTCACCGGGATGGCGAGTTGCCCGGGGGTCTGACTACGTTTTTTCAGAGTGGTGATGAGGCCCTGTCCGGCCTGCTTCTCTTCAATGGCCATATGACGCAGCGGCATGACCCGCATGGAGCCAGAGAGGCGCCACTTTTCCCAAACCTCTTCCGCTTTCTTCAGGAGGTCTTCCGGGTCCCACCGGCCGCGAACGACGTCGATGATGTACAGATTCCCGTCCACGCCCATGCCAGCCAGCGTAAACACGGTGTAATCCAGCCAGTCCTCTACCTTCCCGCTGTTCGTATCGACGTACACGGCGCGGTGCGTAAGCTTCGGCAGCGTGGTGTACGTTCTGAACCAGCTGGTGTCGATAATCCCGCCTGTCAGCGCCATCGGGTTTTGCTGGTATTGCGACAGGAAGGTATAGCGATCCTTTTCCCACAGTTGCAGGAGGTCGTTAACGTCTTCCATCTGCGGCCAGTAGGACCAGTAGCGAACGCCACCAACGACCACTGAATCGGTATCTTTGACCGTTTCCCAGCAAAGCGAACGCCATGGCTCATCGAGCGACTGGATGTACTTCTCGTCGATCATGGCCGGTATGGCGACATGGTGAAACGGCACGCCCATTCCGCCGGCAAGCATGAAGCCCGTTGCGTCATCGGTGTGCAGGCGCTGCTGAATGCTCACAAACGGAGTCGGGTGCTCTTTCGACTTATCGCCGCGGCGTGATCGAATGGTGTTTACCAGCAGCGTATTCGCGCTTTTGCGTCGGGACTCGCTGAGCATGTCCACCGGCTTGTTGTAGTCGTCCAGCATCACCATGCCGGAAAACTCTGGTCCATAGTAGCCACCACGACCACCGGTGATCTGCCCGTTGCTTGAGCGCGATACCGTCTGGCCTATAGAGCGCCCTCGATCGTCCTTTATCTCCCACTCTTCTGCCTGGTTGACACCAAACGAGCAGGGCCAGAACTCCTGATATTCACGGCTGGCGATAATGTCGCGGGTGCGCCGGCTGTTACGCTTTACCAGCGTGTCAGCAAAAGAGATATTCAGGTTACGAAAGCGTTTAAGCCGCTTCTCCTGCACCAGGGCGTTGACATACGCCGGGAAGTGGATGGAGAAGAACTCTGTTTTTGTACCGCCTGGCGGGATGTTGATAATCAGGTTTCGCGGGACAAGGCGCCCGGCAAGCAGATCATCAATTTTCGAAGCCATCAGGCGGTGATGCCAGTTAACCAGCAGCCGATCGCCCTGAATCATCTCGAACCATATCCGGGTGAAGTTCAGGAATGACTTCGTGGACTTTGAACGGATGATCACGCGCTCCGGGAATGACAGGTCATCCCATTCGATAATTCCGCTCATATCAGTCCAGCCCTTCTAACCTTCCCTCCAGCTTCTGCTGGGCCTTCGCATAGTCTTCAGCGGTGTACGTCACCTGATTCAGCGGGCCGCCGTCTTTACCGGTCAGCTCGAACTTTTGCTTGTTGCTATAGGCGTCGCCAACCTCTTTTGCTGCCTGCTCCAGTAACTGAGCTGTCATCCCGAGGTTTTTCATACCCTCGGCAGTCGTCGACATTCGCTGCAGGACGCGCAGGCGGTAGGCCTTGTTGGCGATCGGAATGTCGGAAATTTCGTTGAGGAAGCGGTCGCGGGTACGGTTGAAGAGGTCTACCCATTTTTTGGCGAGCGTCTTGCCGCTAACCTTTGTCGGGTCGTGAGTTTCAACCTGCTGCCTAGTGATGGTGATACCGAAATCTTTCTGGACAGCCTCGACCACCTGCGAAGGCGTGTCATAGCACGCAAGCATTTGAACGATGGCGGCTTTCACCTCTGGTTTTAGTGCAGCCATGTTTCACCATCCGTCCAGTACAGTCCAGTTATTAAGCCAGTTTCAGCATGCACGTCCCGCATGCTCTGGCAACATCGATATGAGCAACCTCCGCCGGCCTGTTCGCCGCATCAACCATTTCCTGCACGTCTTTGCTGGCGCCGTAACGCCGGACCACTCCGACGAACTCCTCGACGTCATGACCGCGAAGTTTGAGCACCGGCATCCCGGTCTCTTTGTTGAACTTCGGCGCGCCATAGTCATCGGTAGCCTGGGCGATGTGATAAAGCTCATGCTCTACCAGTGCGCAGAACTCCAGATCGTTGCATTGCTCGCAGTAGTCGGCAGCCAGAGTGATGATGAACTTCGGTATACGACCGAACCATTCATGCATCTGCTGCTCCATGCGGGACTTCTGCCAGCCGCCGGCGCGCATCATTACCTGCTCACATTGACCCAGCACAATGCGGCCACTTTTGGCGAAGGAGCCAGAGGCCCACATGAATGCCACATCAGCATCGACCAGGTGCGTATGGTCAGGGTTATGGATTCGCCCCTCTTCAGAGAGGATGTTCTGGTTAATCCAATCGCCAATTTCGAAAGCAGGGATCAGCCGGGTATATGGCAGCCAGTTTTCGCCAGCGAAGTTGACAGGAGGGTATGGTCTGCGATTGTTATTTTCAGCCATACAGAATAATCCCCTGGGTTGCCTTGATGCTTTCTCGGTAATTTTGTCACCGCAGCATCAGTAAATTTACATAAAACTCTGCTAATGACACCAAAAAGGCATCATTTGCAGAATTTTATAAAATTATTGAACGCCTCTTTCGGTTCCCGCCTTTGCCTGCAGGCATGAATGGACTTGTCTCTTATAAGAGACAAAAACTGCTCAGAAGCTATTAAGACTCACTATTAGAAAGGGCTTGTCCAACATCCCGCGGATTCAACAGCGGCGAGTATAGAGCAAAAAATAACCACTTAAGGCCTTTAATGTTACCGGAGTAGGAGCGGCCACAGGGAGACATAAGTTACACAAGAGAAGCACTGACAACCATTCACAACCAAGGAGGTATACATGTTAGAAGTACTAAATTCATTGGCGCCTTTTGCCCCGACAATTAATGCCATCGTCATCCTAATCTGCAGCATTATTGCAAAGTACTACGGCGTCCTTCCTCTATCTTTCTAATCCCCGCCTTATCCAGATTGCACTGCCCCAGCGCAGAGTAAAGCTTCGCGTTTAACTCCAGACTAGCCTGCCACGTGAACGGAACCTCCATTCCGGGGATCGGTGTGTCTGCAGTAAGGTCAGCGCTTATCGGGACCACCGGAGCCGGCACGTATACCGTCCGCGTATTCCCGCAAGCTGTCAGCAGCGGCAGCAGGAACAAGCTGCTTAGCACACTGATCGCCTTCAAGCGCCTGCCTGATGTAGATAACACGCTTCTCACCTGCCTGGGAAAGTTCGGTCTTTGCATTCTGGGTTGCCCGGGAAATGTCATTGATGAGGTTCATTGCGGTGACCACGCTATTGCTAACGGTCTCGGCGGTTTCCGCCCTGACCGTTGCTTTATCACGCTGCTCTTTGAAGGTGATGGCGTTGTCGCGGTAATGGTGAATAGCCCATGCCATTGAGGCAATAAGGGAGATAATCACAGCGCTTACGATGGCGGTTAGGCGAGTCATAGCAGAATTACCCCAACGAAAAGAAACCACCCCCACCCATCATGTCCACTGGCGGCAATGAATCCCGCCGCGGCCATGCATATCGCCGACGGTACGTATCTCATTTCTGCCCCCACAGACAAACTTCGCGCTCAATCTCGCGACGAGTTACCAGGCCTTTCCACTGCTTACCCTTGGCGTAGGTCCAGCGGCGCAGCTGATCACATGCACCTTTCTGGTCACCATGGTTGATTTTGCGCAGCAGCGTGGAGGTCTGGAAATTGCCAGCGCCGACGTTATAGGCGAACGAGTAAAGAGCCCCGCGCATTGTCTCGGGGATCGGCTTCTGGATGTACGGGTTAATCTGGCGTGCGACGGTGTTCAGGTCTTTATTGAGCAGCGCACGGCATTCAGCCTCGGTGTACTTCTTGCCGAGCATGATGTCTTTGCCAGTATGGCCATAGCAGACAGTCCAGACGCCTACCACATCCTGATAAGGGTTGTATCGCACACCCTCAAGACCATCGTTACCAGTTGGGCCAGTGATGAGCGCAGAAGCAATGGCTATGGCTCCGCCACCGCCGGCGATCACGCCAATCAGTTTCTTCCTCATTGATGGCGTCATGATCACCCCTGTGTATCACTTGCGATCCGCTTCAAAGCCTCGGTTACCACTTCGGCTGAAGCCGGGCGGTCACCCCCAGGCTTTGCGGAGACATCAGCCAGATAACTGGCCAACAGCTGCGTGCGCTTTTTCTCTTCATCCAGTCGCTCTCGCTCTTCCTTGCGCTTTGCGTAATACGTCTTGATTGTGAAGAAGGCAGAGATCAGGGCGCCAATGATGAAGACATAATCCTGCAGACTCAGGACGGAAAAGATACCAAGCAAGGCTGACCACCAGTAAGGCAGATTGTGACCATCGGTTGGGTTCATACGTTGCATCTCTCACCTCCGATAATGTTCGGGGTGCTATCTGTAGTCAGTAAAAGGTTCAGGGCCGTCGGGCTGATTTACCAACAAAGCGTCGAGGGTGATTCCCGCGACCCTGAAAATAAAAAACCCGCTCAGGGCGGGAAGAAATACCAAGGGTAAAAGCGACGGCGCGGTAGCCGTAATGGTCCCAAGGTAGAGGGATGAGGTGGTGGTTGGCCGCTACGTGCTGCTTAGCTCAGCGCCCTACAGGAAGGTTCTTTGGCTGAGTACCCATTACAGATCCTGTTCTCACCACAACGGAAAGAGCACTGGCTAACCAGGCGCGCCGACTCTTCACGATTATCGACTCAATGCTCTTACCTGTTGTGCCCTGCAATCTGGTTCAGGACTCTGCGCGTGTAGGGCTTCAACGTGTCGTGCAGCACGTCTCTACCCAAGAGCCCTGACCGGAGTGCAGGCATAAAAAAGCCCCGGCGGGATGCCGAGGCTAATTTTACAAACTGGTATGTGACTATCATCTTCATGCCGCCACTTAAAGTTAAGGCAGCATATCAAAGTAGACTCAAATATGACTCATTTAATCCAGTTTTGCAAGACTTGAGTCAAAATTTGTCGCCTTTTGTTGTGAACGTGATCGCGTTACCTGCAACAGGGCATCGCTATCAAGGCGCCGCAAGGTTGTTTTCATCTCCTCCCACCGCTCCGTAAACGTTTCTGACCAGTTCTTCGGGGTCACTCCGACCAGGGCGGCAAGCTTTTGGTATTCATACGTATCCCGCCCTGCCAGTTCGGCTTTGACGTCCTGCGCCGCCAGCCAGATAAGTTGACGAAGGCGATCGACTGTCTTTTTTGCAATGCGCACACCGGCCAGCTTCTCGCTGAATTGCTCCCATGCCCACCGGGTGATCGTCTCCTGGTGCTCCCAGCGGATATTGTCGCTGTAGTTCCACAGCAACCACGCTTTCTGATGCTCTTCCAGCGACAGCAGAGCCCGGCGCCAACTGGCCGTCGAATACTCAACGGGCAGAACGAGAGCGATTGATGAACCCTTAGCGCGGGACTGCTGCCCGGGAATTGGTGGGCTGGATGGGTTTACCATGCGGCCGGTTACCGGATCGGCTATTTTCTTCCTTCCCCGGCTGCGCGCCGTAGCGGTGAATTGCGCGTTCTCTGCAAAGGCCACCAGTTGCCCTTTCGTCGCACCGCTCAGATCAGCGGTGGCCACTATCAGCTGCTGGCGAACATACTGGAGGTATTGGGTATTAATCATGCTGTCTCTCCCAGGGTCTGATAGATGCGAACGAAATTTCTCAGTATGCGGTAGTCAACCAGTACGGTGCCGCGGTGCCGGCAGAGGCGGAGCTTTTGCCAGCGATCCCGGATGCGTTCGATAACGTCACGGTTCATTTGACCTCCGCTATAAGCTGGTCATACGTCAGGTAAAGGCCCCAGCAGCTAAACAGCACATGCGCCTTAACGACGGCCATCTCCTCGTTGTTCCACCGGCAGAACCATCTGATCGCGCCCATAACCTCGCTCTCTATCTGATGCGATCCGTTCAGGTGGATGGGATAAACCACGTCATCAAAAACAGCGGCAGTGGACATTGGATATTGGATTTTGCTCATGCGGCCTCCCGTTGTTTTATGAGCGCACGGCGTAGCGCGCTGTAATGGCGCCTGATGCCTTCCAGTTCTTCGATGGTGTATCGGTGAGGGGTGTTGTTGTTTTCGAGCGCCTCGACGCGCTCAGAGCCGATTTTCTCTACCAGAGCGATGCGGTACTGCTGCTGGTTACCTGACATTTGCACGTTGCAGTGATGACACTGCTTGTGAATGTTGTCCTCGTTGTATCGCAGGTGAGATGCTTTACCGCGGGAGCGGTAGTGGCCAGCTTCCCACTGAACCGTGTCAAACGTGCCGCAGCTGATGCACGGCAGATCGTGGTCACGCTCGCGGATATAGTCGTTAACGACACGCTGAGTCATGTCTTCCCAGTGCCGGAGAGGCTTCACCGCTGCTTTGCGCTTGCGCCAGGCTGCGCGTTCTTTCTTAGCTTTCGCCTGAGCCTGCTTTTCGCGCTTCTTCTCCAGTTCCTGCAAGGCAAATTCAGCGCCATGCTCAGGACAGCACCAACGATGGTTTTCGAATGCTGGGGTGAATTTGGCCCGGCAGATTTTGCACCGGCGTTGAGCACGTTTAAGCATGTGGCCTCCTTGCTCTCAGGCGTAGCCACTTCTTATCGACCAGGCGGGCGGTGTAGTCTTTCAGGGTTGGGATGTCGGAAGGCTTAACTTCGACCTTGCGTTTGCGGCGCGCCGGAACGCGGAAGATGCCGCGATCCATGACCTTAGCGAGCAGACTGTGCATGCGAAGCCCTCCATTCCTGGGCCCATGCAATCCGACTGCTGGACTTCTCGCTAAACTTCACATTGTGCTCGGTGCCGAACCAGTAAATCGCCTCGATCACCTCGACCATGTAGCGCTTGCTGGATTGAGAGGTGCGAACGCCGAAGTAGACGCGGCCGCCGTTGATGCCCGGGGCGGATTTCTGTTCACGCTCCGGGTTTTGCATCTGGCTGACCAGCACAGTGATGAGGTCTTTCCACTCCGCTGGCTCCAGCTTTTCGCCGTGCCAAATAACCTGATCGCTCAGGTCTTTCAAAAGTGGCCACATGAGACGATTCTGTTTGTCGGTGCGGCTTTCTTCGCGCGCCTCGATAATCAGCGGCGATCGGTGGTCGACGGGCAGAGACTGGATGAAGCTGACGACGTTACGCTTAACGTTGTCGTTGATAAGGCAGAATTGTTGCTTCACGCTTCACCTCCGGAGAGGCTAAACGCTGAATGCAGAAAATCGCCGGTGGCTTTCGCCATCGGTGACAGGGATTGCTTTAAGGTTTTGTGCGCCATGTGTCCCCACTTGGCGCCGGTCATTAGTGTCAGTTGCTCAGGCTGACGAGGTAATTATCGCCCTTCCCGGGGATAAAAGCAAAATGAGCATATACGAAAAAATCGCTATTTCTTGGCGTTCTGCTCTGCCATTTCCAGATAGCGCTGGTCGCTGACGCGCGGGAGCTGGGTGCTTTGCTCTCGGTAGTAGCGGACGCGCTCCATGAAATACTCGCGCAGGTGTTCAGGCTGCTCTCTGGCTACCACTTCGGCGACAACCGGCATGTTAAGCCGCTCTTTGTAGGCGACGCCGGAAGCTGCGAGGTCGACATTGACCTTATCCTGCTCATCTTTTGACTTTGATGCGATATTCCACTGTGACATAAAAATCCCCTCTGCTGTGGAGGGGATTATATACCACTATCATCCTCATTTCGGTATAAAGCGATGCCTGGTCAGCCTGGATGCCATCGCGTGCTCCTGCCGCACGGTTTCTTTGAACTCGTCAAAGCGCCTTTTTCTTTCGGCATCAAATGAAAGCACCACTTTCGTGGGATCGACACACTCAGGCTCCTTTCCGTTCCTGAATGTCACGAAACTTGTTCCGTACAGTTCAGCCAGTTTCTCAGCCTGCTGCTGCCATTCTGGTTTGTTATCCATTCGTTATCTCCTGCGCGGCTTTGCGTTCTGCGGGGGATTTAGGCATCTTTACTCCCAATAATCACATGCAACATTGGCCCGGAATAGTCGCGTGGTGGATGTACAAGCGCCTCGTCAGCGCTGCAACCACTACCAAGCATGTAGGCTCTGTGCATGTACCAGCCAGCGTTATTTGGGTTTTGCTCAATGCGGGCAGCCAATTCCTGCAGGACGATAAAATCAGAATCAATTTTGTCCATCTTTCACCCCCTGCGCCGTTCTGCGCTTAGCTCTTGCCAGCAAACAAGTCAGCACGAAAGCGCGGTGCTGTCGCATTCCCTCTGTCATGGTTTTGACTCCTGCGGGGCGGCCGGCAGCGGCATCCAGTGGGTTACATTGCAAGTTATGACGTTATCAATTGGCTCGTCACTATTACTCCATGAAATATCCTGTAGCCATAACTGACCATTGAATACTGCATGAATCGGCTCACCCTCTACTGGGAAGCACAAGACCTTAACGCCAACTTCCGGCATGCGCTCGCTTACCGGAATCCATTTACCCGGCACGGTGGCCGGTTCACTGCCGGATGACTGCGGGGCGGCTGCGAGCATGGCGGCGCGGCAGGTCTTGCGAGCCATTTCCCATGGAGAAAGCCCGTACTTTCGCTCAAAATCATCGGAGGCTTTTGCTATGTGCCTGATCCATCGCTGTGCATTGCCGTAATTACCATCCCTATAATCCGATAGCATGCATTGCACTAATCGAAGGTACTCCTTCAGCAATTCATCAGGCACTACCGGCACCGGCTGCGCGTGGCGATAGAGCGGCAGTACAGCCACATCACCATCTGTTGCGACAAATTCTGCCCGGCATTTATCGTTTGTGACATGCCATTGCTCACGATAGTGCCATGTCCACGCCACCGGCTCGCTGTCCATTGCGGCCAGCGCCATGCGGGCCATCATCGCAAACTCGCTACCCTGATTAATCATTGGGTCGCTGACAATTTCTTCCAGGCGCTCTTTGGTTATGGTTGATTTGGTCATTGGTTGGCTCCTTCTGCCTGATACTTTTCGAACCAGAACACTACCGGCGCGTTAGTTGGTTGAACCAGGCCGAATGATTCCGCTGTACGGTAGCTTCTCGATGCCCGGCGAGTCACATCAACCTGAGTTGCAATGCGATTGCGAAAGTCCTCAACCGTGCTGCACATTTTGAACAGGTTGCAGGAGATGCATGCCGGAACCATGTTGCTGACCGTGTCGTTTTCTGGTCTGTCCATTGCGTAGCCGTTACTGATATTCCTTCGTACTGCTTCGACGTGATCAGCGTGCCATTTATCGCCAAGTTCACAGCCACAGTAAGCGCAGCGGCCGCCAAATTTCATGCGCAGCTCTGCGCGCTGTTTTTTGGTCAGTGCCATCACTCAGCCTCCACCTTGATGCCAGCGGCGGTAAGCGCTGCATCGACCTCGTCGGCGTAGTAGTAAGTTAATCCGCTCGATGATTTAGCCAACCTGAATGACTCCGGCAGCTTCACGGTGACGGTGCGGGACTCCAGCTCGGCGATGCGCTCAGCCAACTTCCCAACCAGCTCAACATGATGGTTTTCACGCTCAAGAAGAGCGTTGCCTACTTTTCCTTCCAATAGCTCGGATATTCTTTGTTGACGTTCGCATGACTCCTGCGCGAGACCAGCATTCCACTCCCGCAACTCCTCGATGTAGCGCTGCGCCTTCTCCAGCGCCTCTACCAGGTCGATGACGTTGGCAGGGTTAGCCATGGCGATGAATTCTGCACGCGGGCTTTCTGTTCCGACGATTTCACAGTCGCAAATGTGGTCGATATACGTGCCACCATCAACCTCATAATCGGCTGTGTTTACCTCCCCGCGATTGTTAACCCACTGCTCGACTCCGGCTTTCTCTGCTGCCGTGCGCATACGCTGCGCCAGTTCGGTGATATTAGTCATGCAGCTCGCTCCGCCTTCTGCTTGTTGTATACGGCCCAGCGAAGGGCATCGAGTTTGCGCTGACCGGCTTTGTCGAAGAGGTGAATGCCGTTTTTGCAGGCATGCTCAGCCTTCACTTGTTCTTCAAGCTCCGCCAATTGCTCATAGGTGAGCTTTGCCAGTTTCAGGCGATTCCAGCCGAAGTTAGGGATACGGCCGCTCATTTGTCGGCCCCCTCGCGCAGCTGCGACTCTACTTGGCATGCAATGCTCATCGCTGATTCCATTCCAACAATTTCATCCTGATAGCAGGATGCATACTGGATATGCATCTCAAATGCAGACTTAACCAACGCCACCCCATCGGCCTTAATCCCGGCTACGATGCGATCGGTGGCCGGGGTTTCCGGCGCATGCATAATTGCGACAAGCATTGCATCATGCATGCAATCCACATCTGAGCAACCAAGAGACTCTGCTGTTTTAAACTCCCGGTACATGTTTTTGAATGCATCAGTTTTGCACCATGCGTTGATGTCCTTCAGCGCCACATTCTCCGCCGCCAGCTGCTGGTACGCTTTCGCCAGCTTCAGGAACTTCTGCTCTCTGATCGACGGCTCGCCTGCGGTCTCCAGGGAAGCGATGAGCTCGTTTACTGCCTGTAGTGTGATAGTCATGCTGATGTCCTCCCGTAAACAGCCAGTACCCGCTTCATCGCCGGACTGTTGCGGCACTCCTGAAATATTCCGTTGGTGCAGTTGCGCGCGGTTCCGGCCTGCTCTTCCGGTGTCGCCAGGCGATAAGTCACCGTTCGCCAGGCCTTGCTCACCCGGACAATTTTGCGGGCCCGCTCCAGATCGAGCGCATTCTTCGTGATGCAGTTGATGGTCATGCCGCACTCTGTGGCCACATCCTTCGCGGTAAAGGTCCTGTGCGTTTCGAGATAACGCAGAATTGCCTGTTTGCCTTTCATCGTCTTAGCACTCATAGTCAGCCTCCTGTTGCATCTGGCCGCTGTAGGTGAAATCTACCGGGTCCAGGCCTGAGTAGCGGCTGCTGAAGTGGTAGGTCTTTTCTGCCCCCGGCGCATGGCGGGACTTCACACAGATGATTTCGGTGATGCCTTTCAGTTCGGTGTTTTCGTTGTACTTCTCATCCCGATACACCATGAAGATCACATCTGCCTCCTGCTCAATAACGCCAGACTCTCGCAGGTCTGCCGCAACGGGACGCTTATTAGCGCGCTGCTCCAGGTTTCGGTTCAACTGGGCCAGAGCGATGACCGGGCAACGCAATTCTTTCGCCAGGTTCTTCAGACCAGTGGCGATCTCCCCTACGCTGCGGTTCATGTTCTCCGGGTCTGACATCCGCATTTTCTGAAGATAATCGACGATTACCACGCCCAGTCCGCCCAACTTCTTGCTCATACGCCGCGCTTCCGCACGCACCTGGTGAACGCTTAGGGACGGCTTATCGTTGATGTAGATCGGAGAGTCGATGAACTCCTTCATGCAGTGACTAACCTTCCCCCATGCCTCGTCCATTTTCCCGCTAACCTTGCTCAGCAGATCTTCTTTGCTTACCCGCGCCCGGTGGAAAGCGACTCGCTCAGAGATTTGTTCCACTGGCATCTCGAGACTGAAGAACAGCACCGGCTTTTTGTTTTTCAGGCCGACTGTCTCGGTTACGGTGGTGCTGAACATGGTTTTCCCCATGCCCGGTCGACCGCCAACAACGATGAAATCTGTGTTGTTAAACCCGCCAAAAGCGCTGTCGATGGTTGCCATGCCAAGCTCGGTTTTGTGCTTCCAGATATCGCCGCTAATAATCGACTGGATGGCCTCTAACGACATGTCGATCCCGGTGGTGATGTGTTCAGTTCCGTAGTCCGCACTGTGCTCAATACCGGAGATATCGGCCTGTATGTTGCCGATGATGTCAGCGATACCCTCACTGGATGGTTCGGACAGTTTCTGTATCCCTACCTGTAGGGCTAGGGTCATACGACGTCCAAGGTGCATTTCCCGTAGCTTTTCGCAGTAGGCGGCCAGGTTAGCGAACGATGGCGTGTTTTTGCTGCATTCAGCCAGGTAAGCGAATCCCCCCGCACTTTCCAGCGCGCCAAGCCGTTCAAGGTCGCTGGTCAACGTCAGCAGGTCTATCTTCTCCCCGGACTCGCTGAGGCGTTTGTAGGACCGCAGAGCCACTTTATGGGGCGTTGCTGTGAAGTGGTCCTCAGTCAGCCCCTCAATCGCATCGGTAGCCATGTCGGCGCCATCTGCGCGACCTGCTGCAAGCATTATTCCGCCAATGACGGCCTGCTCAACGTATAAATCAATAAAACGGCTCATGCTTTGACTCCCTTGCGCTCACGGTGCTCGTTGATGGCCTGCTCGTAGACAGATCCCCAGTTCTTCGGATTCAGTATCCAGTCGAGAGTCAGCCATGGCTGATCGCCTCTGGTGACGAACAGGGAAGACTTGCTAATCAGCTCGAAGGCCATTCCCATGTGCTTCAGTTCTCGCCAGTTGCCCTGGGTGGTTTTGCCGTTCCACACAGCTTCCAGGTCTCGATAGGCCGGACGGCGGCGGTTCCACTCATGCAGTGAGACGGCCTTCGAAGGGAATTTTTCATTCCAGAGCTTGATGATCTCTTCGTGCGGACAGGCTTTCGGGTTGCTTCCATGACCATCTGCCCATATCAGGGCGTCTGACAGGTATCCATCAAATCGGGTCATACGACACAGGTTCTCTGGCTTGAAGCTGTGACCCCAGTTCACATGGGCCCAGCGGATAACCAGCTTCAGCTCTTCAGCGGTGTAGCACTGGTCTTTGCTCTTCACCGTGGAGAGAGCTTTCTCAAAAGGTGCCAGCGCAGCACAACGACTACCCGTTAGCTCGTTGAAGTAATCCATCACTTCCTGAGCGAGTGAGTTTTCCCCCTTGGGGGATTTAGGGGGATCTTTTCTTTCTTTCTTTTGAATAGTTTCTTTTGTGTTTAGCTGAGTTGGCTTATGGGTATTAGCTGACTTGGCTAATGTTTCATTAGCTGTTTCGGCTAATGATTTGCCATTTTGGCTAATGCTGAAATTCCAGTCAGAAATCACCTTATTCACCCCGATCGCCAGGCCATTTGTAACGATGATGTTCATTGCAATCATCTCGTTCTTGGCCTTGCAGACATGCGTATGGTGAATGCCGGTCATTTCTGCGATCTGGGTATTGGTAATGCGGTCAAACTTTTTCCCGAACCCGTAAGTTTTGCGGATCACCGCCAGAACGACCTTCAGCTGGCGAGCCGTTAAATCAGCAGCCATAACCGCTTCCAGCAGCTCGTTAGCGATGCGGGTATACCCATCATCGATATCTGCCACCTGACGCTCCACGACCGTTACAGACGGTCTGAAAGGTATTACTTTTGCTAGGCTACTCACGGCCTTCCTCCTTCCGTTTCAGCTCTTCCAGGATGGCGCGCATTTTCATGCCAACCACCGGGTTAACAGAGCGAATGAAGCGGTCGCGGGTAACATTTTTGTGTGTTTGTGCCTGGTAAAATCTGTTGCTCTTAGGCATAATTACTCCTGTGAATTGATCCAGTTAATTCGCGTAGAAAGCCGTTAGTGTTCCCGCACTGCGGCTTTCGCCTTTCTGTTCCCACTCATGCTTCAAAGTCACCTTTCTCTCCTGGCCTGTTAGAAATCAGGATGGCCAGCAGCAGCGACATGTTCGGCAGCAGACTTTCCCGCCAGCGACTCACCGTCGACTTATTCACTCCGGCCACGTTTGCGATGGTTGTAGTGCCGATCTCGGCTATCCGGTTGTGCAACCAGCTCTCTATTCTGAGAGCCTCTGTTTTGTTGCGTGCCGTTGAACTCTCCATTTGTGATACTTCCTCTGGTGTTGTTTGGAATGGCCGCCAGTCAGGCGGCTTTAGGCTTGCTGACTTCCCGGATCTGCGCAGCAGTAAACTGGCCGCCAGAAGCGAGAGCGATTTTTTCTGCGTAATTGGTCTCGTCGGTGTAGTCCGTTCTCGGCAGGCTTCCGTTGGCAATCCACTTGTAAATTGCGCGCGGAGAGCAACCACAGGCTTTAGCTACAACAGGAACGCGAATCTTTTTGATGATTTCGCCAAGACTGTTAGGTGCCATGTTTAACCCTCAATAATGAACTGTAAGTACATATTAAGTCGGAACTGATAGTTCACGCAAGTGATATTATGATTGAACACATGGTTCACGAAGAAAGAGCGCGAAAAGAATTTTCTCTGAGGCTAGCGCTGGCCTGCGATAAAGCTGGATTGATGCCACATGGTCGCCAGGCTGAGATCGCCAAGAGGATGAAGTTGACACCGAAGGCCGTGAGCAAATGGTTTAACGGGGAGTCAATACCAAGGCGGGGGACACTCCAGGCTTTAGCTTCCCACATAGGCACGTCTGCATCGTACCTACTTGGCGATGCGGATGAGGACGGTATTGAGCCTGGGGCGGCAACTAATCGGAAAGACGTCTTTAGGGTTGACCTCTTGGATATCGCCGTCAGCGCAGGACCTGGAGTGGTAAACCAAGAGTTCGTTGAAATCCTCCGCTCTGTTGAGTATGCGCCAGCCGATGCGAATCACATGTTCGATGGGCGTAAAGCGGAGAACATCAGGATCATAAACGTCCGTGGCGATAGTATGTCTGGTACGATCGAGCCAGGTGATCTGCTGTTCGTCGATATCAGTGTAACGAAGTTTGACGGTGATGGAATTTACGCCTTCCTGTACGACGATACTGCACACGTTAAGCGCCTTCAGAAGATGAAGGATAAGCTGCTGGTTATCTCAGATAACAAAAGCTATGCAGCGTGGGACCCTATCGAGAAAGACGAGATGAACAGGGTGTTCGTGTTCGGCAAGGTGATCGGAAGCATGCCGCAGACGTACAGGAAGCATGGGTAGCCAGCAAGTGGCCTGATTAGGTGCTTTGGCGATTTGACACAACAAAGTGGTCATCACCATAATAATTAAGGAATTCAAATGGATAACTTACCTTTGGCATTATCTGGTCACCAGCTACAAATGGAACTATACCCGATAAAAGAAGCCGATGTTGATGGCATACAAATGGGCGTTATGAATGATGGGTCTCCATTTTTAACTCAGCGAGGTTTGGCTAGATTATGTGGCGTGGACCATGCAGCTCTCCTTCGGCTCGCCTCAAACTGGGACGATGAAAGGACGAAACCAAGAGGCCAATTCATAGACCAAAAGCTTAGAGAGCAAGGATTAAATCTCAACCGATTATTTCATAAGACAGTAATTCAAGGCACAGAGACAAACGCATTCCCTGATGTTGTCTGCATGGCCTTTCTTGAGTATTACGCATTTGAAGCTACTCAGGGTAGTCGTGAAGTAGCTTTATCTAACTTTCGTAAGTTAGCGGGTTCTCAACTGCGTAGATTCATATACTTAAGTGTAGGGATTGACCCAGAGAACCCACAGCGGGGCGCTCTTGAGTGCTTCCATGAAAGACTATTAATGAATGATCAGGTTCCATTTGGATATTTTTCTGTATTTAGAGAAATGGCAGATCTTTCATTAAAAATGGTTAAAGGTAACTTTGACTTTGGTCCCTCGGCAATTCCAGATATAAGTGTTGGCACGATGTGGTCAAAATACTGGGTCGCCAATGGTTGTGACGAAAAGTATGGCCAGCGCACAAAGTCGCCACATGTTTATCCAGACTGGTTTCCTCAACATCGTGCAGGCCCTGTTGACGCCTGGATCTACCCGGATGACGCATTAGGGTTGTTTAGACGGTGGATGCAAAATGAATACATTCCTAATCGTCTTGGAGATTATTTATCTAAGAAGTCCGCCGATGGAGCGATTTCAGCAGTGGATGCATTAAGAATTGTTGAGGCAGTTAAGAAACCAGAACTTCCTGAATCGCCACAGATAATCTAGACACTTCCGAGCCGCTGATAATATTGTTTTTCGTATTCAGTTGGTGGCATATGATCACTCGAACCATGCCGACGCTTACTGTTATAAAACATTTCGATGTAATCAAAAATATCACCGCGAGCTTCTTCTCGCGTTCCGTAGATCTTTTTCTTTATCCGTTCACGTTTCAGTAACTGGAAAAAACTTTCTGCGACTGCGTTGTCATGACAGTTACCGCGACGGCTCATACTGCCCTCCAGCCCGTGTGATTTCAGGAACGACTGCCACTCATAGCTTGTGTACTGACTGCCTTGATCAGAATGAACCAGCACCTGCTTTTGAGGATTACGTCGCCACACGGCCATCAGAAGTGCATTCAGGACAATATCCTTTGTCATCCGGGGCTGCATTGACCAGCCAATAACTTTGCGCGAGAACAGGTCAACAACCACAGCCAGATACAGCCAGCCTTCGTGAGTCCGGATGTAGGTGATGTCCGTTACCCAACGCTCATCCGGTGCTTCCGGGTTGAACTGCCGCTGGAGCCTGTTGGGCGTCACGATGCTGGTTTCACCCTTACGTGCCCGTGGGCTACGGTACCCGACCTGAGCCCTTATCCCGGCACGCTTCATCAGTCGCCAGACACGGTTAACTCCGCACTGTTGTCCGGTATCCCGCAGGTCGAGGTGGATCTTGCGATAACCATAAACGCAACCCGACTCCAGCCAGAACTGCTTTATCAGCCCCGTCAGTCTCAGGTCAGCATGATGCCGCCGTGAATCCGGCTGCTGAAGCCAGGCGTAAAAACCACTCGGATGCACATCCAGCACCCGACAAAGCAGTCGGACAGGCCAGCAATGGGTGTTGTCACGGATAAAGGCGTACCTCAGTCGGACAGCTTTGCGAAGTACGCCGCGGCTTTTTTTAATATGTCCCGTTCGTCGGTAACCCGCTTCAGCTCTTTCTGGAGGCGTCGGATCTCAGCCTGAGCGTCTGACTGGACTTTATTGGTTGAGGAATCCGGGCCATATGCCTTTATCCAGGCATAAAGACTGTGGGTGGTGATACCGAGACGTGTTGCCACGCTGGAAACAGAATGGCCGCGATCAACAACCTGTTTTACCGCTTCAATTTTAAACTCTTCGGGATAACGCTTACCGCTCATGGGCACCTCTCTTTAAGTCATCTTAAATGACTCTGAGGTGTCTATTAAACCCGTGGCGATTCATCCTAAGCCACACTGACCACCTTTACACCCCGGCCACCGCGCCGGGTTTTTACTGCCCCACTCTTCCCGCAGCATCAACACATCCAGTGCCAACACCATTTCCATTCTCTTAACCAAACAGACCATAAATAAATATACTTAAAGTTCATTAAGTTACCTCAATCTGAACTATCCATAAATCAAAAATGTACTTTTGGTACTTTACAATGATGAACCATTAGTACATTATTATCTCATCCAAACAACACCGGCAACGCCGGTCATTAGCAACAACGCTCAGCTGGCCGGCTTTAAGGCAAGGGTGAAGAGATGATCCGCGAAGAAGATAAAACTGAGTGGTTTAAGTTTCTGGCACACGCATTCGCCATCGTCGTATGCGTACTGATAGCAAGCGCGTTATGCCTGATGCCTGGTGGTTCAGCATGAGCAGAAACGGCATTCGTTCACTGATTTACTGCCTGCTGATCTGCGGCGTTATCTGGACAGCGTTGATTATCAAAATTCTGCACGCTACGGGGGTGTTCAATGGTTAGTCATCATTACGGGACACAGACCGTTAACCGCGGCGCCGTTCTCCCAGGGATGCTCGTTAAGCATCGGGAAAGCACCTGGACAGCATCAGCAAATAAACGCGGTCGCCTGTACCTGCATCGCGGGATTGAGCGGACTTACACAACCGACTTGCTGGTTGAAGTTTATCTGAACGGGTTGGGACAAGGTCTCAGCCGGTAATCGAACCGAAGAATTTAACAGATCTATCAGGCAGCCAATACGGTGCCGGGATTCTTACAACCAAATTTCAGGAGCGAGCTATGAACGCATACCGCGCATACGACGCTATCGAAGAACGGAAATGGGCTGAACAGTCGCTCACCGAAGAAAAGCAAAAGTGGATTGACGATCGGGCGCAGGAAATTATCGACGCCCTTCCGAAAGAGCCGTCAGGCCTGTTCCGCTTCTCTGTACCTATGGACAAAAGCCCATACGAAGGCCTCCGCAGCGATGCAGCTGGCGAGGCATATAACGATCTCATCTCTGCAGTAGCTTACGCCCAGGCGGAATACGACTGGGATCACCGCACCGGCTGCCCGTTTTAACTTTGGGGAATAGCAATGGCTAACGAACTTGTGATTACAGCCAGCTCTCTTGCTGAGCGAGGAATTGACGGCGCTACATGGAGCGCCCTCAAGAACAGTATTTATCCTGGCGCCAAGGATGAGTCGGTGATGATGGCGCTGGACTACTGCCGGGCCAGAAACCTCGATCCGCTTCTGAAGCCCGTTCATCTGGTGCCGATGAGCGTTAAGGACTCGAAGACGGGGAAAAGCGAGTGGCGCGATGTGGTTATGCCTGGCATCGGGCTTTATCGGATTCAGGCCGATCGCTCCGGTGATTACGCTGGCGCAAAAGAACCAGAGTTCGGCCCGGACGTCACTCTGACGCTTACCGGCATTGAAGTGACCGTACCTCAATGGTGCAAGTACACGGTCAGCAAGCGCATGCCGAGCGGGGAAATCGTCGAATTCAGCGCGAAAGAATACTGGGTTGAGAACTATGCCACCGCCGGCCGCGACACTACCGCGCCAAACGCAATGTGGAAAAAGCGCCCTTACGGCCAGTTGGCGAAGTGTGCCGAGGCTCAGGCTCTGCGTAAGGCGTGGCCTGAAATTGGCCAGCAGCCCACTGCCGAAGAGATGGAAGGTAAAACGCTGGAAGTGGATGCGCGTGACGTAACGCCGCGCAGCACGACAGAGGCACTCCCCCTGGTGGCCAGTGAGGAAACGTTGCAGGCAATTACCGACCTCCTGACGTCCCTGAATAAGGACTGGGAACAGGACTTCCTGCCTCTGTGCAGCAACATCTTCAAGCGTGACATTTTCCAGGCATCACAGCTCACCGAAGAAGAAGCGCAGAAAGGCTTTAGCTTCCTCCAGAAAAAAGCGCAGGTGGCAGCATGACACCAGAAATTATCCTCGAGCGAACTGGCATTGACGTTACCCGCGTTGAACAGGGAGACGAATCCTGGCACCGCTTACGCCTGGGCGTGATAACTGCCTCGGAAGTTCACAACGTCATTTCTAAGCCCAAGGCAGGTAAGAAATGGACTGATATGAAGATGTCCTACTTTCTTACGCTCCTTGCCGAAGTGTGCACCGGCGTGGCGCCGGAAGTTAACGCCAAGGCGCTGGCCTGGGGGAAACAGTATGAGGCCGACGCTCGCACCCTGTTTGAGTTCACCACCGACGTGAAGGTAACAGAGTCGCCGATCCTTTTCCGTGACGAAGGTATGCGCACCGCCTGCTCACCTGATGGCCTGTGCAGTGATGGTCGCGGCCTTGAGCTGAAGTGCCCTTTCACCTCTCGCGACTTCATGAAATTCCGGCTTGGCGGCTTCGAGGCTATCAAATCCGCCTACATGGCCCAGGTGCAATTCAGCATGTGGGTAACCGGAAAGGATGCCTGGTATTTCGCGAATTATGACCCTCGCATGAAGCGAGAAGGCATTCACCACGTGGTTGTAGAGCGCGACGACAAATACATGAGCGTCTTCAACGAAATGGTGCCGGATTTCATCAGCAAGATGGATGAATCGCTGGCGGAGATCGGCTTTACCTTCGGGGAGCAGTGGAAATGAAACGCACTCCATTTTACCGCAGGCCCGGCAAAGCAGGGAAATTCTCCGGCCTTCGCGAGCGCGTGATCTGGATGATTCAGACTCGCGGCCGCCCTGTAACGGGCAGCGAAATAGCGGAGAAGTTCGGCGTGACGCTTGTCGAATTTAACCGAGTAGCGAACGGCATAACCAAGGGAGAAGGCCGCATTGCGCAGCTGATCGCATCGGAAACCTGGCTCAACGAGAATGGCATATGCGATCGCACCTTTGACCTGATCACAAGGCCAAAGGTCATTACCCCGCAGGGTAAAACTCGCCTGTTCACTAAGCGCTCGATAGCTCAGGCCGCCTCTGGCAACCGCCAGAAATGTATTGATAAAGCGGCCCGGCGCCGCCGGCTTATCGCATCTGGCCTCTATATCGATGAAATGGAGTCAGTCCTATGAACCGCTACTCACTTATCTATGCCGACCCAGCCTGGTCTTACGGGAACACGATAAGCAACGGCGCCGCCGTCGATCACTACCCCACCATGAGCCTGCTCGATATGAAGCGGCTCCCGGTGTGGGAGCTCGCCGCGGATAACGCTGTGCTGGCGATGTGGTACACCGGCACCCACAACCAGGAGGCGATCGAGTTGGCCGAAGCCTGGGGCTTTACGGTGCGCACAATGAAGGGTTTCACCTGGGTGAAGTTGAATCAGCTGGCCGAACTGCGCATTACCAAGGCCCTGGCAGAGGGAGAGTTAGCCGACTTTTACGACTTCCTCGACCTGCTGAATGCCGAGACACGCATGAACGGTGGCAACCACACCCGCGCCAACACCGAAGACGTACTAATCGCCACCCGCGGCACCGGGCTGGAGCGCAAACACGCCGGCATTAAGCAGGTGGTCTACAGCCCGCTCGGCGCGCACAGCGAGAAACCGTGGGAAGTTAGGCACCGCCTAGAACTGCTCTACGGCGACGTGCCGCGGATTGAGCTTTTCAGCCGAAGCGCAGCGCCAGGCTGGAGTCACTGGGGCAACCAGTGCGCCACCGCTTCCGTTGAGTTGATCCCCGGCTGCGCCATTGAAGTTGTGAAGACGGAGGCAGCATGAGAGCGGCAGCTTACTACAACGAGATCGACCCATTCGCGGCGCAGTGGCTGCGTAACCTCATAGCTGACGGGCATATCGCCCCGGGCGAAGTTGACGAACGGAGTATTGAAGATGTCACACCTGACGACCTCAAAGGATTTACCCAGTGCCACTTTTTCGCCGGTATCGGCGTCTGGTCCCATTCCCTCCGCCTCGCAGGATGGCCTGACGATCGCCCGGTCTGGACTGGCTCCTGCCCGTGCCAGCCTTTCAGCGCGGCAGGCAAAGGAGATGGGTTTGCTGACGAGCGGCACCTTTGGCCCCACTTCTTCCATCTCATCAGCGAGCGCAGACCTCAGCATGTCTTTGGCGAACAGGTTGCAAGCGGTAACGCAAACACATGGTTCGACCTTGTACAAGCAGACCTGGAAGGAGTGGGATACGCCTTCGGACTTGTGCCGTTTACGTCAGCGGGCGTCGGTGCGCCGCACATCAGAGAGCGGGCCTACTGGGTGGCCAACGCCAACAGCGTCATCAGTGACCGGCGCGGGAACGTCCGGGCGCCAGGGCGGAATGAATATTCAAACGGCGGCGATGATGTCCGGCTGGCCGACGCCAACCACGATCGACAACAACCAGGTTGCAGGACAGGCAGCAGCCGCGAATGCGCCAAACAGGGGAACAACATTGGGCGGGGCGGCCAGAATGGCGGGCTGGGTAACTCCAACGTCGCGCGACTGGAAGGACTCAGCGGGAATGACGGCGCAGCGGGACGGGAAGGAGCGACTGGACCAGCTGCCGCGCCAGGCTTTCATGACGGGTTGGCCAACACCGACAACGAGCAACACTCGATCGCCGTCAGTGGATGCGGCCATGAACATGCATCGACAGGACGGGAGCAAGACCCAGCAGCGTCTGCAGGACTTTGCGGGGATTACCGGCCCCTTGAGGTTAACGGTTTTTGGCGAGATGCGGACTGGCTCTTTTGTCGAGATGGCAAATGGCGTCCAGTTGAACCCGGCACATTCCCGCTGGTTGATGGGGCTGCCGCACGCATGGGACGAGTCGAGCCCGGGGTGGCAAGAGTGGCAAGCAGCAACCGCGTCGGCCGCCTGAAAGGGTACGGCAACGCTATAAACGCACAGGCAGCCGCGGCTTTCATTCGCGCTTATATGGGGGTCGCATGACGCCAGAAGAAAAGAAAAATGCGCTCAGAAGCATCGCGCGCAGGGCTAACGATGAGGTTAAGGCAAAGCGGAGGTCATCTCCCGCTTTAAGTTGCGACGAGATATCACGACCGATCCTCAACGGATGCATGCCGCTGATAAGGCAGCTTGGGTTAACGCCAAGCCATCTCTATGTGGAAATCGGCATTTTGAACGGAAAGATAAAGGAGCGCTGACATGCCAGAAATCATCGATCAGGCCAACGAGCTGGCAGAGCGCCGGCTTGAAATGACCATCCAGAACATGCGCATCAACCACAATGCAGTTTCAGCTACTCACTGCCGCGACTGTGGGGAAGAGATACCCGAGCGGCGCCGGGAACTGGTGGCGGGTTGTCAGCGCTGTGTTAGTTGCGCCAGTGATATCGAACTACGGTTGAAACAGGAGGGCAAATGATATGCGCGTGAAGTTTGATGTTGGCGAAAAGGTGGGCATGCTCACGCTAATTGAGCCTTTCACCAAAGATGAAAAAGGGGTTTATAAGGGTAAATTTTACTGTGATTGCGGTAGAACTAAAATTATTCGCCTTTCTTACGTTAAAAGTGGTCACACAAAATCATGTGGGTGCTTGAAGGTTGAAGCAAAAAAGACTCACGGCTTGTCGAGTTCTTCAGAATATAAAATTTGGGATCTCATGATACAGAGATGCGAAAACCCTAACGATAAGAGATACAAGGATTATGGCGGGCGAGGAATAACAGTGTGCCATCAATGGCATGACTTCAGCTCGTTTTACGCTGATATGGGCTCTCGTCCTGATGGGTTTACGCTGGACCGCATCGATAACGAAAAGGGGTATTCACCGGAAAATTGTCGTTGGGCCACACCATCTGAACAGCAGTTGAACAGAAGGAAAGTGAAGGGAAGCAAATCTCGATTTGTTGGTGTAACTAAACGTCCATCAGGTAGGTGGTCAGCAAGGATAACTGTTAATTATAAAGGCATCTATCTTGGCGATTACGATACAGAAGAAGAGGCTTCCGAGGCTTACCAGAAAGCAAAGGAAAAGGTTCTTGAAGAGTTTGAGCTAATGCGCAAACAGAGGGGGATCCAATGAAAGAACGTGGTAAGCATTTGGCTGTAACGAGAGGTGGAAGATGAAACATGAGATGCAACCAGATAGCCTTGTTGATCTGAAATTCATCATGGCGGATACTGGCTTTGGAAAAACCTTCATATACGACCGGATTAAGTCCGGCGATCTCCCCAAAGCCAAACTCATCCACGGCAGAGCGAGGTGGTTATATAGTGACCACTGCAAGTTCAGAGAAAAGCTCCTGTCCCGCTCCGATGGGTAAAGTAACGAGTAAAATATTTTTCACACGTAAAAAACATCATCCATTTCAAACCCCTGCATATCAGGTTAGATGTATGCAGGGGACACTTATTTTGAGTTCGCCGCAATCCGCTCTAGTTCGCCGAATCCCGCCAGTATCAAGCCTCTCATGAAATCCCTGTTCGCAGTAGTTCGCCTCAGGCCGTTGACAGCCACACCTTTTGGCGGGTAAAAAACGAGTAAAACAACTTTACCCGCCGGAATTTTACCCATGCTCACCGTTAAGCAGATAGAGGCCGCCAAGCCTAAAGACAAACCCTACCGAATGCTCGACAGCAATGGCCTGTACCTGTACGTTCCGGTGTCTGGCAAAAAGGTGTGGCAGTTGCGCTATAAGCTCGACGGCAAAGAGAAGGTGCTGACTGTGGGCAAATACCCTCTCATGTCATTGCAGGAAGCCCGGGATAAAGCGTGGACCGCAAGGAAGGATGTTTCTGTCGGGGTCGATCCGGTTAAGGCCAAAAAGTTGTCTGTGAAGGACAATTCATTTTCAGCTATTTATCATGAATGGTACGACCACAAGCGGCAGGTTTGGTCAGAAGGATATGCGGATGAACTTTCTCGCATGTTCCGTGACGATATTCTGCCAATGATCGGGTATCTGGAAATACAGGATATTGAGCCGATGCAGATACTGGAGGTGATACGGAGGTTTGAAGAACGTGGGGCAATGGAGAGGGCCAATAAAGCCAGAAGAAGATGTGGTGAGGTATTCAGGTATGCGATCGTTACAGGAAGGGCCAAATATAATCCGGCTCCTGACCTTGCTGATGCCATGAAGGGATATAGAAAGAAAAACTACCCTTTCCTTCCTGCTGATCAGATACCAGCATTCAATAACGCGCTATCTGGCTTTTCCGGAAGTATTATTTCGAAAATTGCCACACAGGTTTTGCAATATACTGCACTGCGTACAAAAGAACTCCGTTCTATGCAATGGGAAAACGTCGACTTTGAAAACAGGATGATAACCATCGACGAAGAGGTAATGAAAGGGCGCCGCGTTCATGTGGTTCCGATGTCAGATCAGGTAATAAATCTCCTGAATACTCTCAAACCGATCACAAGCCCTGTTTCCTCTTTTGTGTTCGCCGGGCGGAATGATAAGAAAAAGCCCATCAGCGAGAATGCCGTATTATTAGTTATCCGGCGGATTGGCTATGAGGGGCTGGCGAGCGGGCACGGATTCCGCCATCAGTTCAGCACAATAATGAATGAGCATGGCTGGCCAGCGGACGCGATTGAAAAACAACTCGCGCACACCGCCAGCGGGTCAATACGCGGAATTTACAACCATGCTCAGTATCTGGATAAACGCAGAGAGATGATGCAGTGGTGGGCTGATTACATCGATGGTCGTGCAGTCCAGTAAGCCATTACGCGAACTCTTCCAGGGTCAGGTTCCATCTGCGCCATCTCCTGAGATGCCAAAATCTGCGAGCAGCTATCCAGAAATGAACACTGGCCGTTTACTCAATCCGCAATGTATCGCACCATAACTGCGGACATACTTGTTGTAGTTACGGTGCGCACCACTCTTTCATGGTTAAAACGCCAGGCTATCGCTTCGCACATCACAAATGATGTGCGTCACGACGCCGGCGACAGTGACATCGTCCAATGCCTCACCTTCAATCGCTTCGCCGTCTTCGGTTATCAGCGACTTTCCTCTCAGCGTGGCAAGCTCCGTCCCGCCACCGTGCTGGATCAGAACCTGACTTCCCTGCCTTGGTTTCAGGGAGATATCCAGCACAACGTAACCGCCAGAACGCTCGAACAGGAGCGTGTTCGGCCCGACATTGCAGATCGAGTTGACAGACAGTCGCTGCTCAACGTAATCCGTCGCGGGTGAAGGAAAGCCCATTAGATCACCCTCCCCATGTTGGCCATCATCCACAGCCTGTTTTCGCTATGGTCCGGCGTCTTATCGACGAAATACGT